TCGCCGACTCGGACCTCATGGCGACCAAGGCGCAGGCAAGCGCCGACAAGATGGCCGCAGCCCAGGCCGGCGTAGCCGCAGCCGCCCAGGCAGCCGCTGACAAGGAAGCCGCCGCCTACGAAAAGGCAGCGGCAGAGATCGCGGCAGCCAACGCCGCGATGACAGCGAACATTGCCAGGGCTCGCGCAGCTGACGTCGCTGACGCGCAGGCCCAGCTCGCCAAGATCACGAACATGTACGCCGGCATGTTCGATGACATCGCCAGGCAGCCCAGCCTCCAGATGGCCATCGACCCGGCGGCTGCCGACGCGGAACTGGCAGCGTTCAAGGCCAAGGTAGACACCACCCTGGCAGCCATCCCGGTCGGTATAGACTCCCGCGACTTCGACGCGGAGCTTGCGGCGCTGAAGACCAGGACCGACGCGCTCATGCAGTCGCTGGGCAGCGTCAAAATCGGTGACACCGGGGCGCAGGCGTTTTTCGCAGGGGTCAACAAGCAGGTTATCGCGCTGCGTAACAACCTCGATTCCATAGACGCCAGCGGCATAGACACCGCCACCGGAGCGCTTGAGCGCATGGCTGCCCAGACGGACAAGGTGCGCCAGGCGCTCGGCCTGGTCACGTTCGCCGAGCAGGAGATGGCGGCGAAGATCAGGGGGATGGGAATTACCTTCCCCATTCACCTCGACACGACAATGCTGGACACCCAGCTCGCCGCCGCAAATGTCAAGATAGACGCGGTAACGAGGCCCCGTGACGTCCAGATCAACGGCACCATTAACACAGCTCTGATGGCCGGCATGACGGCGCTCACCAAGCTGCTGTACGGCGGAGGAGGCGGAGGTGCCGGCGGTGGCGGTGGAGGCGGCGGCGGTGGTGGCGGAGGCGGCGGCCTGATCGGCGGCTTCGGGCTGTGGGGAATGGCGATGGGCGGCATGCTGGGGCACGTAGGTGTGCTCCACGCCGCACTAGACGGCCTGATGGAGGCCACGATCGCCGTCGGACTGGCCACGGCAGCGGCAGCGGTCGGCATCTACGCGATGGCCCCGGCAGCCGAAGACGTCTACAACCACATGACAGCCGTAGACACGGTCAATGAATCGCTGGGCAACCAGATCCCGGCGCTGAGCCGTGACTTCGACAACCTGACTAAGTCCATGGCCCCGCAGGTGATCGAAGCGTACGGCGGCGCGCTGAACATCGTCAAGGACAACACGGGCGCTCTGAGCATGACAGCGCACACCGTAGTCAACATGTTCGACACCTGGATCGCCAAGCTGGACATCTGGGCCGTGTCCCAGAACAGCATGGGCAAGCTCCTCCAGAGCGGTACCGGGTTCCTCAGCCAGTTCGGCACCGCCGTGGGGCACCTGCTGTCCGCGCTGGACAACCTGATGAAGGAAGATCCGGGCACCGCGCACGTGCTTCTTACCATCATCGAAGGTGCCACGCAGCTACTGGACTGGTTCTCCAAGCTGCCCAAGCCGATTGTCGAAACCGCGCTGGCGCTGCACTCGGTGTACCTGTACGGCAACGTCTTCTCCGCGCTACTGGGACGGATGCTCCTGCCTCTCGGCACGCTGCCCGGGGTCCTGGGGAAGGCCGGCGGGGGACTGGCGAAGCTCGCCGGAGGATTCGCGGCGCTGGGCCTCGCCGGGCAGCTCGGAGTCGCGGCGATCGTCCTGGCAGCGGTGGAGATGGAACGGTCGTGGGGCAGCGCGTCCTCGTCGGTGCAGCAGTCCGTCTCCGGGATGGAGTCTTCCCTGTCCCAGATGAGCGCCAGCCACGCGTTCACCGCGATCCCGCAGCTGATCGGGCAGCTGAACGACCTGGCGCGCACAGACAGCACCAATAAGATCGAAGCGGGCTGGACCGGCCTGTCCGGCATCTGGCAGAAGGCCGACGACAAGATCCAGCTTGTCGGCAGCGACATGAAGAGTTTCTGGAAGTCGGCCACGGTCCCGCAGGCGGCGGCAAGCCTCGGGAACTTCTTCAAGGACCTCTTCACCGGCAGCGGCAGCAGGGAAGCCGCCGTTCAGCTACAGCACGACCTGTCTACCATCAACGACGAGATCAACAAGCTGCTCGGCTCCGGCCGGAACCTGGACGGCGAGATCGGCTCGCTGATGAAGCAGGGCTACAGCTTCAGCCAGTCGCTGGGCCTCATGGACCTCGCCGGAGTTCAGTGGAACGACACTGCGCAGGTGATGGCCCAGAAGGTCAACAACCTGATTGACGGCTACAAGGCGATGGGCGTCCAGGGCTCGCTGCTGAACAACTCCGTCAACGCGATCAGCTTCTCCACCGGCTTGCAGAACTCCAAGGTCAGCAGCCTCAACAGTGCCTGGGACACGTTCATCCAGACGGTAACCGGCGGCGAGAACTCGCTCGCCACCTTCGGTCAGGGTGTCCAGGGCATGTACCTGGCAGCCCAGAACGGCGGCGACAAGCTGTCACTGTCCAACGGCAAGGTCACCGACTCCTACACCTCCCTGTCAGCAGCGGCGTCCAGCACCAAGGGCACGTTCACCGGACTGAACAGCACCAGCCTGGGTCTCGCGCAGACATTCGGCACGTCGGTCACCAACGCCAACAGCTACCTGGACTCGCTGACTACGATGGCTGCCGCCGCCGGGCTGGGCAAGCAGGGCACCAACGGACTGGCGCAGGCGACCCGGGACATGGTCGCCCTGATGCTGCCGGCGGCCAAGGGCAGCGCCACGCTGACCGCACAGCTGTACGCGCTCGCGCAGCGCGGCGGATACCAGGGCGCGGACAGCTTCCAGGCACTGGCCAAGTGGGTCGGCAACGTCAAGGACCCGATGACAAGCCTGAACAACATCACCTCGAAGTTCACCGTCGCGTCGGCCGGCCTGACCAAGGACGTTCAGAACCTGTCAACCGCGCTGGGAACCACGCTGAACCAGGCGATGAGCCAGGCGATCTTCCTGGCGTCCGGCGGCCAGAAGAACTTCGACAACTTCGCCAAGGCCGTCATTACCAGCAAGGGCAGCATCGACAAGATGCAGCCTTCGGCGAACACCCTTGCCGCCCAGATACTGAAGATGACCGGCAATGCCGGCGACGCGAAGAGTGAATTCGAGTCGTTCGCGGTTGCGGGGCTGGGCCTGACCCAGAAGCAGGCCGACGCGCTGTGGAACAACTTCCTCACCAAGGGCAACCCGGCGCTGGACGGGGCCAAGAACAAGGCCGACCTGGCGGGCCAGCACTTCAACGTGTTCGGCAAGTCGGTCACCGACGCCTCGACGCAGGTTGGCACGAAGATGCCGGCGAACATCAAGCCGGGACTCGACTGGCTCGGCACGGTCTTCGGGCCGCAGGTGCAGCACATCTTCGAGAACGTCATCCCCCACGCGTTCGACGTGGCCGACAGCGCAGTGGCGACGCACTTCGTGGCTCCGGTCAAGTCGGGGCTCGGCGACGCCTGGAACTGGATCAACGGCAGCTTCTCCCCGGCCATCGACAACTTCTTCACGCGCACGGTGCCTGGGTTCTTCACCAGTTCCGTCAGCAAGTTCAGCGCTGCCTACATCGGCCCGATGGAGCACGGCTTCTCGACTGTATGGGCCTGGATTAACGGAAACTTCGGGCCTGTGATGAGCAACTTCTTCACCAGCACGGTACCGAATTTCTTCACCAGCTCCGTCAGCAAGTTCAACACGGCCTACATCGGCCCCATGGAGCACGGGCTGTCGGCTGTGTGGAGCTGGATCAACGGCAACTTCGGGCCGGTTATGGGCAACTTCTTCACCAGTACCGTACCGAACTTCTTCACCAGCTCTGTCAGCAAGTTCAACACGGCCTACATCGGTCCTATGGAACATGGCCTCTCCGCCGTGTGGAGCTGGATCAACGGCAACTTCGGGCCTGTGATGAGCAACTTCTTCACCAGCACGGTCCCCGGCTTCTTCACCAGCTCAGTCGATAAGTTCAACACGGCCTACATCGGCCCTATGGAGCACGGCTTCTCGACTGCATGGAGCTGGATCAACGGTAACTTCGCGCCGGTAATGAGCAACTTCTTCACCAGCACCATTCCCGGCTTCTTCACCGATTCGGTCGATAAGTTCAACACGGCCTACATCGCTCCCATGGAGCACGGCTTTTCGACTGCGTGGAGCTGGATCAACGGCAACTTCGCGCCGGTAATGAGCAACTTCTTCACCAGCACGATCCCGGGTTACTTCACCAACTCCGTAGACGCCTTCAACCGGCAGTACATCGCGCCGATGGAACACGGCTTCTCAACCGTATGGACCTGGATCAACGGCAACTTCGCCCCGGTGATGCAGAACTTCTTTACCGGCGACCTGCCGAACTGGTTCACCGACAGCTACAACTTCCTCATCCGGGACTTCGCCGATCCGGTGCAGAACGCGCTGTCCAACACCTGGCACTGGATCACCGGCACCTTCGGCCATGACATGAGCATGTTCTTCACCCAGACGCTGCCGGGCGTCTTCACCAACGGCGTCAACGCGGTCGGCCGGGCGTTCAGCAACATCGAAGGCAAGATCAAGAGCCCGCTCCACGCCGTCGCAGGCCCGATAGCCGACCTGTTCAAGGGCATCGACGCCGTCACCAGCTTCGTGCACCTGGGCAACCCCCTGTCGGGCGGAATCACCTGGCTGTCCAAGCTGGCGGCCGGCGGCCAGATCAGCGGGGGCACCCCCGGCAAGGACAGCGTCCTGGCAATGCTGATGCCCGGCGAGGTCGTAGTCCCGACGCACATGGTCACAGCCGGAGCGGTCGATCACCTGCGCGGCAAGCTGCCCGGCTTCGCCGGCGGCGGGAAGGTCCCCGGGTACGCCTACGGCGGCTACGTCAACCCGGTCGGCCAGATCCGGGGACTGGTTCCGGAGCGCATTGACCAGGGCGTTGACTTCAACGGTACCGGGCCGCTGCTGGCGATGGGCGCGGGCAACATCATCGAGACCAACGGCGCTGGCTGGCCCGGTGGCCCGTTCATGAGCTACCGGCTGGCCACGGGACCGCTGGCCGGAACCAATATCTACTACGCCGAAGACGTGCGCCCGACCGTCAGCGCCGGGCAGACGGTCAAGGCGGGCCAGGCAATCGCGAACATGATCGCGGGCTCTACCGGCATCGAGATCGGCTTCGCCGACTCCACCGGCCGCAGCCCTCTGTCGCAGACCGCCGCAGCCGGGGCCATCAGCGGAGCCAACCTGCCGCCCGGCAGCGCGACCGACGTCGGGCACGTCTTCGACGCGGTGCTCGGCGCACTCGGTGCGCCGCTCGCCCCGAACTACAGCACGCCGCCGGCCGGGAAGTTCCCCGGCCAGAAGACCGGCTCCGGCAACCCGCTGTCCGCGCTGGCCGGGCTGGCTAAGGCAATCGGGTCCGATATCGTCGGGGCAGTCGAAACCGTCGCGCAGGTATTCGCCGGGCTGGGCAAGTACGCCTCGATCGGCGTTGACCTGGCCAGCGGAAACGTCGGCGGGGCCGTCACGGCGTTCCTGAAGGACTTCAAGCCCACGTCGGGCGGTGCGACCGGCGAGTTCGGGCAGACCCTGCTCGACATCCCCAAGACGCTGGTCACCGACGCCGCCAAGTTCATCGCAGGCCCCGCCAAGAGCTTTTCCAACGCGCAGATCGCCGCGTCCGGCAGCAGCGGCGGGGGCAGCGCCCCGGCGGGCGGTGCCACAGGCTCGGAGATGGCCAACGGCACCGAGCTGTACAACTACCTGCTCACCAATCTGTTCGGCGGACACAAGATAGCCGCCGCCGGCGCAATCGCCTCCATCTGGGGCGAGTCGCTGTGGAACCCGTTCGCGCAGGGCACCGGAGGCCGGGGCCTTATCGCCTGGTCGCCCGCTTCTACGATCAGCAACGCCGACTTCTCCGGCGGAATGCGCACGCAGCTGCCGGACATCATCAAGTTCGTACGGTCCAACGGCGACATGGGTGTCATCGCCCAGATGGACAAGGCCACCTCCGTCAACCAGGCTGCCTACGAGTGGGGTACCGGCGTTGAACGGTACGGCATCAACGACGTGCACGCTACCGGCCTCGCCCTGGCCACACAGATCATGGGGAGCAGCGGCGCGGCGGCGTCTTCCAACGCCAAGGCGGCCCAGACGGCGGCGAATGTCAACGGGAGGCTGGGTGTAGCCCATCACGCTGCCGGCGGCCTGGTCAAGGGATACGCATCCGGCGGCCTGGTTCCCGGGGCTGTGGCAGCGAGCCAGAAGACCGAGGTAAGCGACTACAACACCCTCGTGAGCGCCACCAAGGCCCTCCTTGCCCACCCGAATTCCTACGCCAAGTCCCACAAGGCGTCCCTGACCGGCGAACTCGGGACGATGGGCAAGCGCCAGGCTGCCGAAGCCGCTGCCTACAAGGCGATAGGCGGGAAGGGATTCACGGCGGCGAACCTGTCGAAGCTGGGAACGGCTGCGAACTCCGAGATGGGTACCGCAGGCGACAAGTACCTGTCCACGGCTGAAGTTGTCCAGACCAGGAACCTCAGGGCTGTCCTGAACGCGATGATCGTCCAGTCGAAGGAAAAGATCGCGTCGGCTACGACAGCGGGCAGCGGCAGCGGCAGCAAGAGCGCGGTGCCAGGCCTGTCGATTATGAAGCTGGCGGCGGACCAGGCGGCGGAAGACACCGCGTTCAGCAAGCTTTCCTCCGCAGCGGCAACGGCGCACATCGGCCCCGGCGGTCCTCTCGGCACGCTGACCACCCGGCAGAAGGCCGAGCTGTGGGCTTACTTCCCGATTACGCGCACGAACGGCACGAGCAAGGCGAACATGTCGCGGTACGCCTCTTACATCGAAGCGGTACAGCACGCCAACGCGAACAAGGCCCTCACCGGCCCTCTGCCGTCGGAAACCACGGCGCTCGCCAAGAGCCTCGCTACCCTTGACGGGCTGCTCGGGATAAAGGCGCCGGCCGGCGCTTCGAATGGCACCACTAAGAGCACCACTAAGAGCACCACTACGGCTATCACGAAGAAGCTGACCGAAGCGCAGTACCAGGCTGACCTGAAGGCAGTTCACGGGCTGTCGATGGCGGCTATCAGGAAAAGCCCGCAGCTGACTTCGATATGGCATGACCTGCACGAGCAGCACCTGGCCGACATCGCGACTAAGAAGGCAAGCGGCGGCCTTATCCGCTCCTACGCAAACGGCGGCGTGATCAATGAGCACGTGCTTGGCGTCGGCATGAGTTCGGGGCTTCCCTACCAGTTCGGCGAGAACGGCCCTGAAAGGGTAACTCCGGGAACGGGCGGCGGACAGAACGTGACCGTTACGCTGGAAGTCGAGGGCGGCGGCGGCAGCGAATTCGAGCAGTTCATGCTGATGATGATGCGAAAGTGGGTTAGGGTAAAGGGCGGCGGAAACGTGCAGCGGGCATTGGGCCGAAACGGAGGTTAGCAGTTGACATCTTACAACGGCGCGTTTACCGCTACAGCTACCGCGTCGGCGAGGTTCACCGGCACCCGGATTACGCCCACAGGGTTTCCGTACCACCACCTTAACCTCAAGGTCGAACTCCTGGTAAACACGACCTGGACCGACATCACCTCTTACGTCCTGGTCCGGGACAACCTGGTTTCCACTTACGGGCGCACCGACGAAACCACGACGGCAACGCCTATGCAGCTGACGCTGACGCTGCGGAACGCGGACGGCCGGTTCACTCCCGAGAACACGAGCGGCGCTTACTACCCTTACGTGCAACTCAACACCCAACTGCGGCTCAGCGTCAACGACTACTCCGTGACAGGCGTAGCGTACAGCGGCTACCGTTTCTGGGGTGAAGTCAGCGAATGGCCCCCGGAATGGGATGTCACGGGGCACGACGTCTACTGCCAGATAACCGCTTCCGGCATTCTGCGGCGCATTTCCCAGGCCAATTCCGTTTCCACCATCGGCAGCCCGTACACGCGGTTCAACAACCGGCTGGCCAGCAACTACACGCTTGCCGCCTACTGGCCCATGGAAGACGGCAGCGGATCGACCAGCTTCGCCAGCAACGTAAGCGGCCAGGCGAACATGGTCATCGTCGGCGGCACCCCGTCGCTCGGCAGCTGCGGCAACTTCCGTGGATCTGACGCCATCCCGACCCTGAACCGCGCCGAGCTGTCCGGCACCATCAGCACCAACAGCAACCCGACGAACATGATCTGGCGGTTCTGCCTCTTCCCGCCTTCGGGCGGCGAGGGAAGCACGGTCAGCGGCCCGCTGGCGCGGCTTCACCTGACGGGAACGCTGAGCGGCGTGGACGTGTCGCTCGGCACCGACGCCGAGGCACCGATCACCATCACAGGGTACAACTCCTCGGGCACCGACTTGTTCAGCGGCAGCATCACGGGGGTCACCACGTGGGGCGTTCCCATGCTCGTGCAGGTCGGGCTCACCCCCAGCGGCTCCAACATCTACTGGAGCCTGAACATCGTAGAGCAGCTGAGCACGGGCTACTACGGCTCTGTCAGCGGCCAGATCCCCGGCAACGTAGACGACGCCACGTCCGTGATCTTCAACCCCGGCGGCAACTACAGCGGCACGGCGGTGGGGCAGACCGTCGTCCTCTACAGCAACGCGCCGATCGGAGACGCCGTAGCGCCGCTGGGCGGCTACCAGGAAGAAACCGCCGACGCGAGGTTCGCGCGCATATGCGCGGAAGAGGGCATCGGCTGCGAGATCATCGGCACCGGCACGGGCCTTCCCCAGGGACCGCAGGTCGATGACACCCTGATGAACGTGTTCCAGGACATCGAGTACAGCGACGGCGGCCAGATCTACGAAACCCTGGACCAGTTCGGGCTCGGCTACCGCACCATGGCGAGCCTCCAGAACCAGAGTTCCGCCATGACGCTCGACTACGCGGCGCACCAGGTAGGGCAGCCGATGGCTGCGGCGGCCGACGACGCGCTGATCCGCAACGACATCACGCTCGTCAACTACGACGGCTACACGGTAGAGGTTTTCCTGGAAAACGGCGCGGCCTCCGTCCAGCCGCCGCCGAACGGCGTAGGCAACGGCTACACCTACTCGCAGAACACCTTCATCGCCTTCAACCGCCACGACGCCGTGAACGCCCTCGCGATCCAGCTGCTGAACTGCGGAACCACCGTGGCGCTGCGCTACCCGAACATCACGACGCAGCTGGCGAACCCGGCGTCGGCCCCCCTGTTCAACAAGGGACCGTCAATGCGCATCGGCGACTACCTGACGGTAGTCAACGTGCCCTCGTTCGGCGGCCCGTCCACCCAGAAGCAGCTGGTGTGGGGCTGGACCGAGAACTTCAACCAGTACGTGTGGAATATCGTCTACAACACCATTCCCGAAGCTCCATGGGAATCCAGCTACAACCCCGGCGTGTCTGCCACGCAGCAGATTCCGGGAACCCCGGTCACGCAGGGCACAGCGGGCACCGTTACGGGCGCGATGATAGCAGAGGGCGCTATCATCGGCGCGAACCTGGCGCAGGCTGCCGTGGGCGGCAGCAACATCGCGGACGGTACCATCCAGGCGAACAACATCGCCCAGGCCACCATCCTCGGTACCAACATTGCCAACGGCGTGATCACCGGAACCAACATCGGCAGCGCGACGATCACCGGGTCGAACATTGCGGCGGCTACTATCACAGGCGGTCCTAGCGGGAACATAGCGTCAGCTACCATCACCGGAACGCAGATAGCAAACGGCACCATTACTGGGGGACCGGGCGGAAACATTGCCTCTGCCTCTATTACCGGGGCTAACATCGGCGTAGGCACAATTACCGGAGGCTCCGGTGGGAACATCGCTTCGGCAAGCATTACCGGCACTAACATCGTGGCCGCTTCCATTACGGGCGGCGTCGGCGGAAACCTGGCCAACGGTACTATCACCGCGCTTAACATCGGCACCGCCCAGATCACTGCCAGCCAGATATCAGGCACCGCAGGCATTACCGGCTCACAGCTGTCAAGTACCGCGAACATCCAGGGCGGTCAGATCGGCAGCCTCCAGATCACCAACGCGCAGATCGCCAACGGCACGATCACGAACAGCCAGATCAACGCTAACGCCGGAATTACCGGCACACAGCTCGCCGCCTCAACGATCACGAACATCCAGATCTCCAACAACACGATCACCTACCAGCAGATATCTCCGACGGCGGGAATCCTGGGAAGCCAGCTCTCTTCGTCAGCCGGCATCACCGCCGGACAGGTCGCATTCACCGCGTCGTCTATCGGCGGCATCGGGGCCACCATTTCCAGCACTGCCCCGTCCAGCCCGCACACCAACGACCTGTGGTTCGACAGCTCCAACGGCAACGAACTCAAGCAGTGGAACGGCTCCACGTGGGTTGCCTACCAGTACGGCACCAACGCAATCGCGGCGTCCAGCGTCACCGCCAGCCTTATCGCAGCAAACGCCGTGATCGCCGGGAAGATCGCAGCGAACGCCGTAACCGCAGGCACCATCGCAGCGAACGCGGTAGTTGCCGGGACCATCGCAGCGAACGCTGTGACCACCACCCAGATCGCGGCTAACACCATCCTGGCAAGCAACATCCAGGCGGGCATCGTACTCGCTGGGGCAGTCAACGGAACTACGATCACGGGTGCAAATTTCGTAGCGGACGGCACGGGCGGCCAGATGCTGCTCTACTCGGGCACGGCGGGCGGCGGCAACCTGATCGGCTCCTGGTCCAGCAGCGGCGGCACCGACTCCTACGGCAACACCTACCCGGCGGGCCTGTACGTCGGCCAGGGTGTCATCAGCGGCCTGGACATCGACTCGACTACGATCACGAACACCACCTTCGAAGGCGGCGTCGTAGACCAGGCGTCGATCACGACCCCGCAGATCACGGGCGGCTCGATGACGGAGACGCAGGTCACCTTCGACTCCACAGGCGGCCAGCTGCTCGTCTACACCTCCGTGACCACGAACGTCACCCAGGCAACGGGAGGCACGTACAGCTGGGTAGTCCCGGCGACCACGACCTCTGTCCAGGTGCAGTGCTACGGCGCGGGCGCGGGCGGTAACGGCGGCAGCACGGGCACGGGCGGCAGCGGCGGAGGCGGCGGCGCGTGGGCCGCTAACTGGAACTACCCGGTAACACCCGGCGAGACGATCTACTACACGGTCGGCGCGGGCGGGGCCGGAAACTCCACCGGCAACGGGAACGGCGACGACGGCGGCGACAGCTTCTTCGACAGCGAGAGCGGCGTGGTCGCGGACGGCGGCTACGGCAACGGAGGCGGCGGCTTCGTTACGTCGCCGCAGGACGTTGTCTCCGAAAACGGCGGCAACGGCGGCAACGGATCTTCGTCCGGCGGAGCGGGCGGCGGCGGCGGCTCGGCCGGCTCGCAGGGTCCTGGCGGCAACGCCGCGAACGCTTCGTCTTCCACGGGCAGCGCGGGAGGCGCGGCGGGAGCCAGCGGCGGCGCGGCCGGAGGAACGGGCGGCAGCAACGGCGGCAACGGATCAAACGGATCAGCTCCCGGTGCGGGCGGCGGCGGTGCCGGCAAGGGCACGTCCACAGGCGGCGTTCTCACCAAGACCTACAGCCCCAACTGGGTGGGTTCCTACTACGGCCCCGACGCCACCAACGGCACCCCGAACGGACTGCGCACGGCAGTACAGCTGTACCAGGGCGGCGAAACAGCGTCGGGCGGCACGGTCAACGGCACGCAGCGGTCGATCATGCAGTTCCCGTACGCCACCGTCACCTCTGACTTCTCCGGGTACACGATCACAGACGCTGTGCTGGTCATCACCAACGAACACTCCTACTACAGCTCCGGCATGACAGTCGCCCTGTCCTACGGTGCCACGAGGGTAGGCAACGGCCAGCTGGGAACGTTCCCGACAGGGCTGACCATCAACCAGATCGGCAACGGCACCACCGGAGAGGGCGAGACGCACCACTTCGGTCTCGGCACAGGGTTCGGCGCGGGCATCGCCGCAGGGTCGATGGACTCAGTCATCCTCGGTGCGTCGCTGTACGCGTCCAACCCCCTGGACGCGCACTTCTACGGCTACTTCAACCCGAACGTACAGCTCATCATCACCGGCACGAAGACCACGGCGGGCACCTTCCACGGCGGCAACGGCGCAGACGGCAAGGTGTTCTTCACCTACACCTCAGGCCAGACCCTGGTCGCCGCCATCAGCCCGGCAGCGGGAACCGACGAGTACGGCAACAGCTACGTGACGGGCGGCAGCTTCCAGAACCTGGAGCTGTACGGCGCTCCCAACCCGGCCGCACCGACCGCCACCAACGCCGCGATTCTTTACAGCACAGGGGCCGGCCCGAACATCATCACCAAGTCGGGTTACCGTGCCGGCATCTCACTCTCGCAGGGTAACTCAACAGACGCACCGCGTACAGCTAACAGTGGTTCTGCGACTGCGGTCACGGCCTCCTTCACCATACCGGCTAATGATGCCGTCGCCGGAACCTGCTACCGGCTGCGCGCATGGGGGTATGGTACTTACAGCAGCGGCAGCACCAACTGGTGGCAGACGGAAGCATTCGGCAGCGGCCCGCAGGGCGAAGCAAACTTCTCTAGTCTGCCCAGCGTGTTTCAGTGGGAGTCTACCGCCGACGTCATTATCGTCACCACAGGAAGCAGCGGCACCGCACATTTCAAAACCGCCGTCGTCCTCGGCAACGGAGCAAACCCTGCGGCTGCTGTCGGGGTCAATGGCAACACAACGGGCGGCTATGGTGCAGTCTCAGTCAACACCACGGTGTCCACAACTATGGCTATCTATTGCGCAGTGAACGGTACCTGTTCAATAACGGGCATTGCGTCCACCTTCGAGAGGATTTAAGCATAACGTGCACGGAAAGGTAGGATAGCAACCATGACTATCGGCGTAGGCACCCAGCCCACCAACGCAACCATCAACAATGCCCTCACAGGCATCGCACTCCAGATGCGCAACGTCGTCCAGTCGGCGGCAAACCTGTCCAAGCAGGTGAACAGCACCGGAAACGCCCTGGACTATCTCGTGGCGTGCGGCTACGGTTCCGCTGCCAACGCGGACAATCCCGGCGGCATCTCCGACGCACAGCTCGCGCTCAACCTGCTAACCAACATGGAGACCATCGTCGCCCTGGCCACCGGGAACGCGACCCTAACTACGGCAACCGATTTCACAGGGCCGCTCAGCCTTCTGTGGAACGCCCAGTAAGATACACCCATGACGACAACGCGCAAGCCCAAGGGTGCCCCGAAAACTCCCGAGCCGCCTAAGTTCGAGCTGACCGACCCGTCGAACCACCTGCTGGCGACCACACCTTCCGCCTTGAGCATCGGCGTGATGGACCTGGAAACGGGATCGCACCTCCTCTTCACCGTGCGGACTCCGTCTACAACCATGACCGTCGCGCTCACCGCGAAGGAAGCAAGCTCCTGGGTTGTCGAGCTGGCCAAGGCCGTACAGGCGATGCAGCAAGAGGCTCCCAAGGCCGAGGAACCTGTGCTCGAAGGCACGGTCGTTCCCAAGGACTAGCGAAGCCCAGGACGATTTTCGTCCTGGGCTTCGGCCGCCTACCCGAAAGTCCACCACGAATTAGCGGGTTTCGGTTTCGGCGCGTAGTTCTTGTCCGGCGGGAAGTACTTCGTCAGCGCCTCCTGGTCGGAGAAGATCCGGGCGCTCGGGTAGGTACGCGAGAGAATCCCCTCTACCTCCGCGATTCGCCTGATCCTTTCCGTGTCGTCGGCCTTGGATACGCTCTGGTACCTGGGCTCATCATAGGCGTAGTACACGCCCGGCCCTCCTGTCAGGGCGCGGCCCAGGGTAGAACCGATGCAGCCGCCCGGGGCGTAGAAGCTCTTGCGTTCCTCGATGTACGCCCAGCCTAGCTGCTCCACCGCTTTCGGCGGCACGCACAGCCCTATGATCTGGGCGTACTGGGAACGGAATCCTTTCTCGCCGATGATGACGCGGCCCGTTCCCTTGACTACCCCGAAGATAGGGATCATCGCGGTAGCGCTCGTAAAGTACGGGTTCGGGCCGGCCATGCCGCCGATAACGTTGGTTACGTCCAGCTCCTTGTCGAAGTACGCCCAGAAGCCGCACCCGCAGGACACCCGGTACTCCGGCGGCTCGTGGACTAGGGGCTTGCGGCCGGCGAACAGGTCTTCCCACGAAGGGATCATGGTCTGGGCGCTCGTGCACTGCGCTTCGTTCTTGCCGGTACTCCAGATCCCGTTGTTGGCCCCGGACAGCCGAGCGTCTATGGCTCCCGGACTATGGAATTGCCGCGCGTAGCCGGCCAGGGCCGGGTCGATCTTCAGCTTCCACCAGCGGTAGCCGTAGACCTCCCCGACCGCCATGTCCCACTCGCCGGGGGCACCGTGCTCCGAGAAGCCGTGCATGCCCGTGCTGGTGATCTTCTCTTTTTCGCTCATGGTTACCCCCGTGTGGTTAAGCAGGCACCGGCTCGGCAGCGGGCACGACCTCGGGCGACGGCTCCTCCACGGGCGCGGTCTCAGGCATCGGTATCAGGATGATGCGCTTCGTCTCTCCTTCTTCGCCGATGTCTCCGGCTCGCACAGTCTGGGTGTCAGTCATCGTCTTCCTCCGTAGTCGCTCTTACGTACCTGCAATCCTCAAACAGCAGGTCTTCCGGTGATATTCCGAGGGAGATAAAAAGACGCCGGAACGCCGACTCCCTCGGAAACCTCCGGCCGCGCTCGTACGACCGCACAGACTCCTCCGACATCCTGGCTGCGGCTGCCAGCTGCGCCCTGGTCATCAGGCGGCAGTGCCTCCAGTACCTCAGCTTCGCGGGGTCGATGATAACCCTGCCGGCGCGCGGCATCTTCGCGTACTGCGGAGTCGGCCCGCGCACGTGCTTGCGGGGGATGCCGTTCTCTTCGTCCAGCAGGGCCATAATGCCTTCCCTCCTCCAAACCATAGTCTCATCGAAAATATAGCCGACCAAATGATAGTAAGATCTCCTACTAGTTGATTACACTTTCGGCTATTACAGCTCGCACAAGCGGGCCGCAAATTAGAAGGAACATCCCAGCCTCCCAGAGATACAGGCACGACATGATCGGCGTGCCACCGTTCAGACAAAGACCTGCTACATAGCCAGCAAGTAGCACCGTAAGTAGCGATAAGGCCGTCTCGGCTCCAGCTTATAGACGGGACTGCCTGCTTCCTTGCTCGGCGGCGATGATACGCGGTAGTTCCGTCTCGGCGCATCTTCTCCGGATTCCGCTGACGATACTTCCTTACCTTAACTGTGTTCTTAACGCGCAGCTTCCTTCGGCCCGCGTCCGAACAGTAGTACGCCGCTGTTCTCTCAGCTGCTCGTCGCTGGGCGATAGCGTCTCTATGCTTGTTTGGATGACCCGGTTCCCGTACGCAGGGCCGCGACGGGTCATTCTTCAACAGCCAACCACACGTGTCTCTCACACCCTCTTACACTACCCCCATGGAACCCCGGTCTGTGGTACGCCCGAACGGCAAGGTCTACAACGCGCGCAAGCCTCCCGTAGCCCGCTACTCCGAAAGCGACTGGTACGGCGAGGACTTCGTGATCGTGCTGCGCATAGGGCCGAACAGCGAAGACGAAGCCCTGCGCCTCGCAACCGAGATGGCGCACTTCGCGCACGTGGAAGTCACCGGCCCCGGCACATTCGGGTGGTGGCGCGAGACCATCAGGAACAATGAGTACTGCTGGGAATACGATTCAGTTCGGGGCGTGCCGGGCTGGTCATTTAATGTAGGATGTCCGTTATGGCTACCTTCTTCCGTGTTCACCCCGACAAGTCCAACCGCGACATCTTCGATGAGGAGAGCCGCCTGTACGACGCCGACCTCAATCCTGTCGAGCCGGAGACCGTGCACTCCAACGACATCCTCATCTGCGCCACGGCCGAAGAGTTCGACACGATCCAGAGCGCACGGCAGTAGGAATACTCCTAGTGTCCGGAGGGTTAACACGGGCATGACTACGAAAGCTAAGCGCGAGCGCAAGAAACTGAACCGCATCCGCAAGCTAGAGCGCGAAGACATCAACCGTGCTATCCAGGAGGCTGCGGACTTTGCCGAGCGCGAGATGACGGCTACCCCCACTGAGCACGGCGCGGCGATGCAGGCCCTGGCGGCTACGAAGCGGATGAGGAAGAGGGCGGCAAAGGATGCGTGACATCACCTTCCGCGACGGCTGCACTGTCGAGCTGGTCGATTTCATGGGAAGCGACGCCCGGGTCTGCGATGCGGCCCGTGTCTCCACCGAAGCATGGCACGGCATGACCGGCGTGCACGACCGCGAACGTGACAAGGGCCTGATCAATTACCTGGTGAAGAACAGGCACGGCTCCCCTTTCGAGAAAGCCGTCTTCGAGTTCCGCGTCCACGCGCCTATCTTCGTGGCCCGCGAGTTCATGCGGCACAGGTTCGCCAGCTACAACGAAGAGTCGGCAAGGTACAAGGAGCTGGACGCGGTGTTCTGGACGCCGGCCCCTGCGCGCGGTCTCGTACAGGAAGGCAAGCCCGGACACTACGTCATGAAGCCCGGCACCATCGAGCTGTACACCGAGGTCATCGCCACCCTGCGTGAAACCGCCACGGTGTGCTACCGCAGGTACGAGATGATGCTGAGCCTCGGCGTCGCCCGCGAGGTAGCCCGCGCCATCCTGCCGGTGTCGATCTACACGTCCTTCTACGTGACGATGAACGCCCGGTCGCTGATGAACTTCCTGTCACTGCGGATCGATGACCCCGACGCCGCCTACCCTAGCAAGCCGCAGTACGAGATCGAGCAGGTGGCACTCGACATGCAGGACATCTTCCGCCAGCGGCTGCCCTTTACCTACCGCGCATTCGAGGAGCACGGGAGGGTCGCGCCGTGATGTACCTGCAAACGCCTGAATTCACCCTCGACATCCCGGCGTGCGCGGGTGACATGGCCGTCGCGATGCTGGTGATCAACTCCCTGGCGGAGGGCGGCGGCTGGGTCAAGATAGGCGTCCACGGGGAAGAATGGCTGACCCAGTGGTCCGTGCTGGAGCGAAATGAAGCGGGCACTCCCACGCAGTTCGCCTATGTCGAATACGACGGGACAAGCGGCGTGATATCCGCTGACCTCTTCTCCTAAACCGGCAAAATGACGCCCTGGTAAACTAAGGGGATGCTGTCTAAGTCTGGCACCTCCGATTTCTAGGACTCACCATGCCGTGTGTGCATTCCGGCTGAGCTGCGGGTGCATAGCTGAATACAATTCATTTCCGGAAGCCAAGCACCCGACCGTACTGTGCGGAAACTGCGGAGGGTCTGCCACCATCGACTTCCGGTACCCTGACGCCGCTGCCTCCTGCCGCCTGACATGCCGTACCGACAGGCCGGGAGGCGGTAGCGTGAGGGTAAGGTGCAGTCACGACGCCGGGCACGAAGGCAGGCACTACGACCTGTCCGTGGATGTCTGGTTCGACGCACCCGGGAAGCTGAAGTCAGGAAAGCAGGGGAACACGTAATGCTCAGTGTCTTGGTAGCCTGCGAAATGAGTGGCAGGGTAAGGTCCCAGTTCGCGATACGGGGCTGGAATGCGTGGTCGGCTGACCTGCTACCAGATGAAACAGACCAGTGGAACATCCGCGCGGGCGTAGAGAACCTGGGCCGGCACTACCAGGGCGACGTTCTCGACATCATCGAGAAAAACTGGGATCTCGTCATCGCCCATCCTCCCTGCACCGATCTCTGCCAGGGCGGCGCGAGGTACTGGAAGCAGAAGCAGGCAGACGGACGCCAGGCGGCAGCCGCTAACTTCTTCATGAAGATGTACAGGAAGCCCCCTCCCCGCGCCTACGTAGTCGTGGAGAATCCCGCTGGCATCATGTCGCAGGTGTTCCGCGAACCGGACCAGGTCGTAGAGCCGTGGATGTTCGGCACTCCGCTCCAGAAGAAGACGTGCCTGTGGTACCGGCCTGCGACTCTCGGCTCCGGCTGGCCACCTGTTCAGTCTCAGCTTCCGCAGCTCGAAGCCACGCACTCCGAGTTCGATTACCCAGAAGGGGTTAGCCGGACGGTGACCGGCGGAGGTTCGTGGCGCACGGACAAGGCGGACGGCAAGAAGGGCATGAACAAGAACTGGGAAGACAGCCAGGGGCGTGCGCGCAGGAGCATCCTCAGGTCGATCACACCTGAGGGCTTCGCCAGGGCCGCAGCGGAACAGTGGGGCAGCTTTGTTGAAGCCGAGCGCTCCCGATAGCGGCGTCATCGGCTGGCTGTGGTCGGCTGAAGGGATGGCCTGGAGCCACACGTACATCAGGCGCGTGCGCCACGGAGGCGGAGCCTTCGCCGAGATCAAGAACGACCACGAGTGCCCCGGTTCAGGCGAGCCCTGCTGCGCGTTCCTGGGGTGCAGCCCCTACCCTGACGCAGAGATCCGCGACGACTTGAAATTTTACGGGATCTCAGGAGTTCCCGTGGAATGGAGGCGGCGCATCCTCGGTTATACGAACGAACAGTTACAGGAACGACTACCCAGAGGAACTAACATGCCGATCCACGAGTCTACTTCCGTCGCCGACGCCATGGACCAGCTCGACAGCCGCATCCCGCTGACGCACCGCGAACTGAAGTTCGTCATCACGAGCCTGTACGACCTGGCGTTCCGCGAAGGTGCCAGGCAGGGCAGGCAGGCGGGTGCCGAGCATGTTCACAACCAAATCCACGAAGCCATGGCGGATCTGAGTGTGAACAACCCGGCCCGGATAATCCTCGGTTCGCTTCTTCCCGTGACTACGGAAACGCAGTACCAGGACCCGACCGACAAGATCAGGCGCAACCTCGAAGAGAAGCAGCGCGCCATCAGCCAGATGCGGAACGGCCTCTAGGTGGCTACGTACGTAGGAGTAGACGCAGGCCCCAGCACAGGGGTCTGCATCCTTGTCGTAACGGCCTCAGGCTGGCAGTGGGCCGCGTTCCAGGTTAACGGGCTGGCATCCTTCTGGCTCATCCAGCGGGTCATCGACTGCTACCGGCCCCGCGTCGTGGCGATCGAGCAGTTCGTGCCCAGCAACAGGGCCGGGACCAAGGGAGAAGACGCCGAGCTGACGCGCCGGATCACAGAGCACACCCGCACCATGGCACCGAGCCCGCGAATGCGCAAAGCCGCCGACGTCAAGCCGTGGGCCACGGACAAGCGCCTGGAGAAAACGGGTTTCCCGATGGGGCCGAAGTTCAAGGACGCGCGGGACGCGGCACGCCATGCCCTGTTCGCCAGCGTAAAGGACGGACACGAGCGTGACCCGCTTGCCTGAAAGTAAAATGGTCTAAACGACTACGTGCGATCGGAGCGAGGATGGACCCTGCCACCATTACGGGATTCGTCCTCGCTTTCATCGCTATCGTGAGCCTCCTCATCGCGTGGCGGCAGGAGCGGATGGCTCACAAGGACCACAAGAACTCCCAGTTCAACCAGGCCGTCCAGCAGATAGCGTACAAGGCGATCGAGCCGGTGAAAGACTCCCTGGCTATTCACACAACCCAGATGACCCAGCTGGGCGATCGCTGTAGCCGTATAGAAGACAGCGTAAAAGAAAATTCTTCTTACATACGCGACATGACTGAGAAGATCAGCCAGATGGGCGTTAAGGTGGACACATACTGGAACACCCTGGAGTCGCTTGCGATGAACGCTGCCAAGGGCCTGCACCAGCCGCACCCTGAGCGCGCCCGCGTGGACCACCTGCTCGAAGCCTTCGTTGAGGGTACGCTGACTCCGGAGGAACGCACCGAGCTGAAGAAGATCCTCGTGCAGATCCGGAACTACGAACCCGGTACGACGCTGGACTTCCCGGTTTTCCCCGGCGAGCAGACCTTTGCCGCGATCTTGCTTAGTACAATGGATATAGTTAACCCGCAGCGTATGGCTGCGATGGGTCACGCAATGCACAGGTCGGCGCGCGACAAGGAGGAGCGCAGTGGTGGAAAGTAACTTCATCCAGGCAGCTGAAAAGGCAATCGAGAACCTTCAGCTTCAGGTTAACACTGCCGCCGGGGCCGCTGAGAACGCAAAGGCTTCCGCTTACTCCGCCGCCCAGACCGCCACTCTGTGGAAGAGGCTCACCATTGCCCTCTCCTGCGCGGTAGTGCTGCTGCTCGTGCTCGCGGGATTCGGCGTGAGCCTCTACATGGGGCAGCGGAATTCCACCAACGCCCTGCGCCAGGAAGCCATCAACGCGTGCATGACCGGCAACGACCGCGCAGCGGGAACGGTCACCGCACTGGACGAACTCGTGACCCTCCTCGAAGGCTCGAAGCCCACGGCTGCCGTAAAGTCCAAGGCGGCTTCGTACGAGGCTTTCGTAGCCCAGCACAACGCACCCCGCAACTGCCAGCAGGCATACAGCCAGCCCTAACCGGAGGTGGGCCATGGACGACAAGAAGCACACGTACAGCGACGGCACCATTACAAGCCAGCTCAAGCCTATCGTGACCATGCTCACCGACGCACTGGTCAAGGACTTCATCCCCGCGTACCGCAAGGTTGAAGAGGACATCTGGGAGCGCACCGACGAAGACGGCAACGTCATGCTGGTGAACGCCGACCAGCTCTGGAAGGACGTCCACGACTGGCTGATGGGCCTGGAAAACGACATGGACAACGAATCCGACCTGCTGTACGCGAAGATGGTCACCCAGATGATTCGAAAGAACCGTGGCTGGGTGACTCTCCTGACAAACCGGGCGAAAAAGAGGCTGGCACGGTGAAGTACGTCCCCTGGCTGGTGATCGCCGCCTGCTTTATCCTCCTTGTCGTGTCGTACCCCCACGCGGCCGGCTTCGTCCTCGGGATCTACCCCTATCCTGCGGGCACGCCGATTACCTACCAGCTGTGGTCCGGGTTCATCCCTGCCCTCGCGATCGTCTCCGTGGTGTTTCCCTTCGTGAACTGCCACGTCGAAAGCTGCATGAGGATCGGGCGCTACCCCGCAGCGGGCGGCGAGTACAAGGTGTGCCGCAGGCACCACCCCGATCACCAGGTACGCCACGGCAGTGTCACGCTGGAGCACATCCTGAAGCGGCACGCAGAGTTCCACGGGAATGAATCCTAACCAGACTTGGTTACACCGTGCATGAACGCACAACAGCTACTTCAAGACCTGAACGGCTGCATGGAATACTTCTACGAGGAAGTTGCCCTCCAGGACCCCCTCCCCACCCCGCGCCAGATAGGCGCGTTCGGCAAGACCCTGACCGACTGCCTCACGCAGGCCGTCATAGTCAACGGCGAGCGCTTCTTGATTTGCGTGGAAAAGGACCCGAGCCAGTGAACAGCACACACATCATCACCGTACTTAACCTCGCCTGGGAAGCCATCCAGCGCAACCACCCCGACGTACCCAAGGTCGTCATCGTCACCGGACGCCGCCGCCACAAGAGCGAAGCCGCGATCCGGGGCCAGCACTGCGCCGAAGCCTGGCACACGGACGGCGACCACAAGCTGGCCGAAGTCTGGGTGTCGGGCGAGCGCATGATGGACGGCGGCGAGCAGGTCATGCAGACCCTCATCCACGAAGCAGCCCACGCCCTGGCCCACACCCGTGGCCTCAAGGACACCTCGAACCGGGGCCGCTACCACAACAAGGTCTTCGTGAAGCTGGCCGAGTCGATGGGGCTGGAAGGCCCGTCAGAGTCCGGTGGCCCGACGCTCGGCTACTCGAACTGCACGATCACCCGTGACACAGCGGAAACCTACGCGTTCGAGATCAAGCACCTGGACGACGCTTGCAAGAACTTCGTGTCACCGCGCGAGCCTGAAGGGAAGAAAGCGAAGAAGCCCAGTGTTAAGGCTTACTGTGAGTGTCCAGACGGTGACAACTCGATCCCGTGGTCGAAGGCATTCGCGAAGAAGTTCGAAGCGCTGGGCGTCCCGCCGGTACTGTGCGGGATCTGCCGCCAGGCGTTCAACCCGGAAGACGAAGAGGCAGCCTGATGAACCACATCGACATGGAGGGCACCGGCCCGCTGGAAGACGACGAAGACGCGTACCTGTCGGGTATGCTCGATACTCTCCACGCACAGCGGTACATCCTGGGGGTGAAGATCAGGCACGTAACCCAGCGCCTGCAACGCTCCCGTACCGCCAAGTCGAAGGGGAATAGTGAAAAGCTTCAACATAGTAGTCCGCGTTCACGGAGTATCTGACGGCTACGTGTCCGCCAACATACGGAGCATGACCTTCAACGCGCTGAAGGAGATGGTCCCGTGGGTCAACGACCGCACGAACATATTCGTGGAAGAGATCCGGCCGCTCCCTGACCTCTCAGCCCAGGGGACGCTCAGCGCCGAAGACGCCCGCTTCCTGGAAGACCTGCGCGAAGCGCTGGAACTTCAGCGGGACATCTACACGAGCACCATACAGCAGATCAACGAACGCCTTCTCTACCAGGAAGAACAGGCACGGCCCGTGTGGGGAAGCCTCCCCCTCGGAGACGTTATCCGCGCTCCGCGCCCACCGCACGACACCGAAGAAGAGGATGAGTAACAGTGCCGATTAAGCCCGAGGACATCCCTGTCATAATTCCCATGGCCGTGCCGCCTTACCTGCGCATCATCGACCGATCGGACGGAACCGGGAAGATCCAGTTCGAGTCCAACCTGGTCATCATCCTGGAAAGCTCCCGCCCCGGCGGCTGGCTCGCCCCGCACCTGACCCAGAACCCTGTCCGGCGGTACCGGAACCGGCGCAAGTGGCTGGAACTCCTCTCCGAGCGATGCGCCAACCTGTACATGGCCGGCTGGACCGCCGCCGAGCGGTTCCACGGACTGGAGCAGGGCGCGCGCAACCGATGACCGCAACTATAATCTACGACTTCGCCGTCAGCGCGTTCATCTGCGTCATAGGGATCTGGGCCGGGTGGAACATACGCGCCATGGGCGACCACCGCAAAGGGGAACACCATGCCGGAAGCCCTGTACGTGTCAGTGATCCTGAACAAGAACACGCACGTCCCGATCGGGGTCTTCACAGCTAGCTACCAGCTGCGGGTGTGGCTGTACAACACCTATGCTCCCACCGCGCTGCCGTCTCTCGAAGGCTGGCGCGTGCCGGAAGGCTGGTGGCTGAACATCGACCAGACCGCGCACCCGCTTGACCTTCAGCATGAATGGAAGCGAGGCCGCGACATAGTCACCCGGTGGGACAAGAAAGACCGGCCGTGGGGCGACCCTTTCGAGCCGCCCACGGACTAGCTAGCGAACCGGGCAGCTTCCCCGGGAGCATTCAAGGTCAGTCGAGTCCTCTATCGCAGTTGCGGTGGAGGACTCGTACTGTTCCCGGGTGATCCTCGTGTAAGGCGACTGCGGACGGCTGGCGTCCACCATGACCGTAGTGCCCTTCAGGTACGGCAGGTACTCCCGCAGGATCTCCGCCAGCTCGTCCTCGGTGACCGACCCCTCGGGGATGTTCACCGTGTAGCTGACGGCGTTGTCCGCCCAGTGCTGCTGATAGAGCCGCTGCACCGCAAGCATGTCCCGCACGCTCAGCTCATCCTGGGACTGGACCACGTCGTCGCTGTACCCGAGCGCCCGCACCTGGCTCAGCAGCAGGTCTTCGGTGGGGTACACGACGACTGCGGTCATGCCGGTCTGGTCGTACACGTCGTCCTCTACCTTGAAGCCCTTGCTCAGCGCCTCCATGACCATCTGGAACTGGCCCTCGTCGCGCTTGGAGAACCGGATGCGGCGTTCGAAGTAGCGGCTGTGGATGGCCTGCCCGGACTCGGTGACGCCGGGAAGCTTGGCGACCGATCCGGTGGGTGCCATCGCGGTGACCTTGACCGGCTCAGGGATGCGGAGCTGGAAGGCGTAGTCGCGGGCTTCCTTGCGCACGATGGCGTACAGCAGGTCCAGCTCGTGCTCGGCAGTCCTCGGGATGTCGCTGTACCTGACTCCGAGCTTGGCCCAGTAGCCCTGCACCCCGAGGTGGCCGACGCCGATGCGCCTGTTCGCCGCGAGGATCTTGGCCTGCTTGGGGTCGTTGACGTCGCCGTAGGTCGCGCGGATCAGGAACCGCGTCATCAGCCGGTGCGCCTCTTCAAGCTCGCCGAACTCGCGCCGCGCGAACCAGTCCAGGTTAACGTGCCCGAGGTTGCAGTTCTCCCATGGCTGGAGCGCGATCTCCCCGCAGGGGTTGGTGGCGATAACTTCCTTCACCTCGCCCACGTTGGACAGGCTGGAGTTCCAGTAGCCGGGCTCCCCGTTGGCGAGCATGGCTTCGACTACGGCCCGGTGCACCATGAACGCCTTCAGGTTCAGGCACTTCGTGGTGTCCATGTCCTGGTTCAGCAGGCGGATGAACTCGTCATCGATCTCCACGGAGATGTTCGTGGTCCAGTGCTTGCCGGTGTCTGCCTTGCACTTGATGAACTCCATGATGTACGGGTCGTCCCAGTGCACGATCGACATCCGGGCTGAGCGCCTGTTGCCGCCGCTGACTACGCACTCGGCAATCGCATGGTCGATCAGCATGGCGTCGATCGGCGTGAAGCGGTCGCAGTCGAACGAGGCGGACAGAACCTTGGCGACTTCGTTCATCATCATGGCGAAGGGTGCCGGGCCGCTGGCGGTGCCTCCGAACGTCTTCAGCGGGGCACCTGAGGGCCGCACGCTGCTCACGTCGTAGATCAGCACGCCGTCCTGCACCGGCTCCTGCTGGCAGTAGAAGGTGTCGATCAGGTCGGTGAGCGCGAACGCCCATCCCTCGCGGCTGTCCTCCACGTACATGTCCGGAACGGCCTCGATGCCGTACACCGTGGACAGGTGCGGCTCCAGCTCTGCGTAGTCGGGGTGGGAGGGGTCGCAGATGACGTGGACTTCGAGCTTGCGGCGCGGGGAGCCGAAGCGCCTGATGTGCTTCATCGAGTAGTTGGCCCCGACGCCGCCGCCTTCCATCAGGCGCAGGAAGCTGAACTCGAAGTGCTCCGACAGCAGGCCGCCCCAGCCCGCGACGTGGCAGTTGAACAGGTACTGGCGACCCGCGACCCCGGTGGCCCACAGGTGCCGCCCCGCCGGCAGGAGAGCGAAGTTGTTCATGTAGTAGCGAAGGCGCTCGTACTCGTAGTGAACCTCAGCGGGCCACGTCTTCTCGTCGCAGCTGCCGTACACGAGCGCCAGATTGCCCCTGACCACCCGTTCTACCGTCTCCGGCCAGGTCTCCTTGCCGCCGCCTTCCTTGTCCCTGCTGTACGTCCTGTTGTAAACAACTTCCCCGGTAGGGCCAAAAGGGACGGCAGTAGACATAGGTACTCCTCGGTGCCACGGCTTGGATGTTTCAGTCACTCTCAAAACTGGGTGGTGACGTGTAGTCTACGATGCCACGAAGGGGCTGCGGGGCATAGATCTAGAAACTCGCAGAGGCAAGTGGTAGGGCTCCGGAGACGGCAGAAACGGCCTCCGAACGACTGTTCGAAGACCGCTTCTGTTCACCTGCTGTTTAGCCGAAGTCCCCACGGGAGAAGCCGCTGATCACGGACGGGGTGTCCGCATCGAAGCCCGCGACGTCCAGCATCCCCGGGTCCGTCGGGTCGGCGATCGTGAAGTCCGTGGCGGTCATGCCCACGACGATCAGCTTCGCGTCGATGCCGGTGGCCCGCCGGTACTGCTGGAGGGCCTGGTGCGGGTGCGCGTTCCCGGCGTAGGTTTCGTTGTCGGTGTAGACCACGAACGTGTCGAACTCCCGCTTCTGCTGGAACGCCCACGTCATCGGCAGCGAGCAGTCCGTCGAACCGAAGCTCATGTTCCGGATGCTCGCCAGGTTGTCATCGAGACGGCGGCGCGGCGAGACGTCCAGGGCACGGAACGTGTTCGCGAACCCCATGATCTCGTAGTCCTGCTCCGTCGCGGCGGTAGCCATCGCCATCGCCATCGACCCCTCAGCGGGCGTCACGATCTGACCGCCCCACGACATCGACCCCGAGACGTCCATGGCCAGCAGCGTGCGCTTACCCGAGGGCTCCATGGTCTTGAAGGACAGGTAGAACGCCTGATCGAGAGCGTCTACGACCCTCTGCGACGGCGTCCACGACCCCGAGCCCTTGGCGCTGTGGCCGGAGCTGTAGGTCTTCAGCGCGTAGAGCAGCTTGACCGGGTGGACACGGCCCTTGCGGAGCGCGTCTTCGTCCGTGAGCTGGTTCACGATGGTGTGGACAGTGCCCCTGCCGGTGATGCCGAGGTTGGTCAGCCGGGGAAGCTGCCGGATCAGCGCGCCGATCGGCATGCCCTCCTCAAGCAGCGCCCCCCAGGTAGCCGGGAACGTCAGCGCCTCGTCGGGCAGCATCTCCCACGGCATGCCCGGGTTCTCACGGATCACCTTGGCGTACACCTTGCTCTTGTCGCCGGAGGAGTTCCCGAGCGCCTGAGCGTGCAGGTACGGGCCGAGCCAGGTGTTCCCCGTGGTCGTCAGCGAGTACTCCGGGTGCGTGGCGTACTGGAACAGCGTGTTCTTCGCCGGGTCCGTGGTCTTCGGATGCGCCGACCGCAGTACGTCGCGGTGCGTCCAGCCGTTGCGCTGCCGGTACTTGAGCATCTGGTAGGACAGGGCCTTCGCGTCCTTGGCCAGGTACCAGTCGGCCACGGCGTTCTTCACGCAGCGTCCCCAGCCGCGAAGCTGCTCGGTGTACTGGACGAAGAGGAACAGGTGCGTGCCGGTGCGGACGACGGCGTTGAAGACGTCCTTCGCCTCTTCCTTGGCAGCGGCGTCACCGAAGGCGAACACGGCAGCCAGGGCGAACAGGGCGGGGTTCTGCCGGGGAGCGCGGCCTGCTTCGGATACTTCGAGGATCAGTTCGACCAGCCGCGTGCCGTTGTCCTGCGCGAACTTGATGACGGCCTGGGCGTTGCCGATGGTGTACTCGCGCTCGGCCTGGTAGTACGTGCCGCCGTCTACGCCGAGGGTCAGGAACCGCATGACCTTGGCCTCTTCGCTGACCGTGAAAGTGTAGCCGCCGGTGTTGTTCTTAACCTGGCGCTCATCGGCCTGCTCGGTCTGCGGGGTCTGCGCGTTGCGGACCTGGATCTTCGACAGTGCGTCTGACATCTTTAACCTCCACGGGTTAACGGGTCGGGCAAAAAGGTGACCCTGGCGAACAAAGAGTTGAGTACCGGGGTTACCGTGCTAGCCATTACACTACGCAGCCCTTAGGTTGCGGCGGGGATTCGAACCTCGCTCTGGTCTGTCCTCAGCAGATAACCGACACTCATCCGGCTCGCCAGGGCCTAAGCCTTGGGAGAGGACGAACAAATTTGGTGGCTGCCGGGTTGGGTTCTTTGAAAGAGAAAGATAACCGACTGCCTTCCGGCTCGTCCTGCTATTTAATTGTGACCCCGAGCAAGGGAGCTGCACCGGATAAAAACTGCTGCTCTGCCATTGAGCTACCGAAGTCTAGGACTAAGGGCAGGAATCGAACCCGCAACCCGCAGTTCCGAAGATAACCGATTGCATACGGCTCGGGGGTACTGCTGTGGCGCGAGCAAAAGGTGGGAACCGGATGACTCCGAAGAGTCCTGCCTTAGCATCCCGGAAGGGGACGCTTGGATTCGAACCAAGATAACCGATTTCCGTCCGGCTCGCGCTCAAGTATGTAGTTGGGTCAGCGAGCAAGTGATCTGCAACCGGAGATGCTATTGAATGATAACCGACTGCATCCGGCTCGCTGTGTAACAGCCTACCTGGCGGTGTCAAGTACCGAGGTCGGGGGAGAATCGGGGCTCTCCGCCAGGTCGTGCTGTTCGCTAGGTGTAACAGGCTAGGGCTTGCGTTCATTCCCACCGGGGAAAAATTCTTCCGTCACGTCCGTCCAGCCCTCGGTGGCACCGTCGTTCGTGGCCTCTACCTTGACGACACGCTTGCGCCAGCCGTTGCGAGTAGCCGTGATCCCGGCGAGCACGCGGCGGTTGCCGTAGCGGGTGTGCGTTTCGTTGTAGCCGTACTCGATGATGCGGAAGATGCGCGTGTCTGCCATCAGTGCACCCGGTCCATCGCCTGGTCGAACATGTCCGACGCGATGCCGTTCACGTACTCATCGACTACCTCCACGGAAGGCGCGACGGCTGCAACCTGGCGCACGAACGCGCGGATGTGCGCGGGCGTCTCCGGCGGCAGGTCTTCGGCCTTCAGGCTGCCCGACAAGGCGAGCGACGTGAAGCCCCCGTTGCGGATGCAGTCCTCCGCGAAAGCCTGCGCTGTCATGTACTTCACGACTGGCTCCCGTTGGCTGCGTGGTTCGGGCGCGTGTCGGTCACCGGGGACATCATCGCGTCGGCCACGGGTGTGTCCGGGCCGCGCCAGCCGAAGTTCATGTCGGTCAGCGCGTCACTGGTGAACTTCGGGGGTGCGTGGTACAGCGGGGCTTCGCGTGCCGTCGCCGCTGCCTGCTCGGCGTTCTTCAGCAGGACCACCATGTACGCGTTCATCGCGCAGTAGCCCTCGGGGATGCGGCACTGGCGGTTGTCGTGGTCGCCCTGGTAGTGGTGGAACGCGCACGCACCCGACTGCGAGTGGTCGCTGATGTACCGGCCGATGTCTCCAGCCATGTTCCCTCTTTCTATACTCGTACCTGCTGGCCGCCGAGGAAGTTCCGGACGATCCGGGGGTCTCGGACTAGCTCCGACAGGTTCCGTGCCTTGTCCTTGAGTGCTTCGCGGACCCGGCTTTCGATTGTGTTCGTTGCGACGATGTCGATTACGGATACCGGCTCCCTCTGGCCGAATCGGTCCAGGCGGTCTTCCGACTGGTCGGCTCTCCAGTACGCCCACGGGCGCTGGAGGAAGACCACCGTGTGACTGCGGGTCAGGGTGAGGCCGACGCCGCCGGCGCTGGTGTTCGCGCACAGCAGGTCGATCTCCCCTGCCTGGAAGGCGAGCCGCGTGGCCGTTCTCTGGTTGTGCGTCTGCCCTCCCTTGATGTAACCAACCCGGAGGCCCTTTGATTCCGCGCGAGCGCCGGCCAGGTCGATCAGCTGCGTGTACGGAGAGAAAGTTACGATGGGCTCACCGCCGGACTCTTCGACTACCTGCATCAGCTCATCGACTTTCCAGCACGGCTCGCGCATGGTGACCTTGTAGTGCGGGACCTGCTCGCCGAAGGTGAGGCTGTCCTTCTTCTCATCCAGCACGTACTCGATCTCGACATCGCAGGCTGAACTTGCAAGCTGGGCCAGCCGCTGCATCTGGGCCAGGGTGTTCATGACCGGCAGCGGCTCGTCGGTGTCGGGGATGTGCGCGATCATGTCCTCTTCCATCTCGTCGTACGCCTTGCGGTACGCGGGCGGGATGGTGACTACGCGAGTCGAGTACGTCTTCGGGGGAAGGTCCAGCACGTCGCGCTTGGCGACACTGCGCATCGAACCCTGGAGGACGGTGTAGAACTCCTCGCGGTTGACCGTGGTGAGGCCGGTGACCTCAGCTTTGCCGTAGTCTCGGGAGTAACGGTCGCAGTAGCGCTCGGCGTAGCGCTCGGAGTCGGGGAAGCTGCGGATGTCCAGCACGCGCATCGCGGTCCAGAAACCTGACACGTCGTTGGTGATCGGCGTACCGGACATGGGGAACGCGTACGGGGCGACGCGGGCGGCGCGCACGGCGGCGATCGACTGCTTGGTCTTGGTGTTGCACAGCGCGTGGGCTTCATCGAGTACCAGGGTGCGCGGCACGTTGAACTCGATCAGCGGAGGGATCTTCTTTTTGTCCGTGTCCGTCGGCAGCATCACCGCGTTGCACTGGACGCAGACCATCGGCGTGGAGACCTGGCCGGCCAGGTGCTTGTCGAGTTCCTTCTGGTCGCGAGGCTTCCAGGCGATAGCGCCGTGGCCGTACGGGCACTCGGCTTCCGGCTCGGGGTACATGTCGCGGCGGAACACGTCCCAGCTCATGACGTACACCTGGTAGCGGGAGGACAGCTTCTTCCGGTTCGCCCCACGGTAAGCGGTGTACGTCCAGTCAGGGAAGCACTTGCCCAGCTCCTCCAGCCAGGGGTCCACGACGGAGGCGGGGGTGACTACGAACGCGGGGAAGGGGTCAAGTCCACGGGCTTGCATCTCCGCCATGGTCAGCAGAGCCGTGAAGGTCTTGCCCGTGCCCGCCGCGTCCCCGAAGAAGAACCGCTTGTTCACCGCGCCCACGTACGCCCCTGACGCCTGGTGAGCCATCGGCGTGCGCTCCAGCGCGGCGAGGTCGAACTTGAGGTCGGACGTTTCTCGGTATTCCGAGAAGCGCCGTGTGAACTCATCGAAGATCCACGCGCTCAGGTCTTCACCGGGTGCCCAGCGGAACTCGTACTCTTCCGCGAGCCGGGCGCACTGGGTGACTACGGCCCACGTCAGCGGCAGCGACAGCTCTCCGGAACCGTCCCGTGTCTTCTTGGGGAGAACCGTCATGTTCTTGAGGGCCTTGGCGATCTTGTCGGTCTCCCAGTCGGGGCCGACCACCGAAATCCTCATCTCGGTTCCGGCCACGCGGCCGTTGAGGATTCCGGTGGCCCAGCGCCCGTCGTCCATTACTACCGTCCCTTCTCGCAGTACCGCTTGAAGCCGTCCCATCCCGGTCCTTCCAGCCACTCACGGAACCGCGAGCATTCATCGTCGCTGTTGAACACCAGCAGCAGCTCGTGGTCAGCTACTTCCCGCGTCAGCTCGTACGTCGTAGGCATGTCAGGGAAGTTCAATGTACGCCTCCTATCCACCACATGTCACACAGCGGGCAGTACCCGTGAAGATGACCGGAGCGCGGGACAGGGCACGGTTCGAGGGAGGCAACGTGCACCGGGCAGATGCCTTCGCTCAGCGCCGCGCCCTCCTGCACCGTGCTCACTTCTTGCCACACCATCAGATCCACCCCATCTCCAGCAGGAGGGTGACCCAGCCGTAGACGAACAGCGCGAAGCACGCGACGATCCCTGCGATGAGCGCGTAGTCCTGCCATCCGTACTTCAACCGGGTCACCCTTCCGTGAGGTACTTAGGTCACACGTACTGCGGTGCCGGCGTGAACCCGGGGAAAGGTACCGCTGCGGCCTGCTCCTTCGCCTTGTGCTCGGCGAAGTACTTGTTGAGGATCGGCCGCAGCTCCGACAGCTTCACCTCGGACAGGAAGTGCTTCAGCTCCGCCGTGATGTCGAAGCCCACGTAGTTCGCTTCCTGCACGAGGGTGAGCGGGATGTGCACGGCCTTGCGGGTCTTCTCCGCCGGGGCGATGTGGCCGTACGCGCGGGACATCAGCTCAGCCTTGGTCTCGATCTTGTACTGGTCGATAAGTGCTACAAGCTGAGCCCTGGTGTAGTCCCCGGCGAGGCGAAGCCGCTCGTACACCCAGAACGTGGACTTGCCGATCGCGGCGGAGATCTCGTCGGGCCGGTCCTCGTACGTGCGCATCAGGTGCCCGGTTTCCCAGACCTGGAGCAGGTAGTCCTTGCCCCTGCGGTGCTCGGCTTCGACAGCGGCCATGTACATGCGGGCGCGGTCGTCTGGCAGTACGGACATGACGGTACCCCTTTAGGTAGTTTCTTAGGTGGTTTAAGAAGGCCGGGCACCCGGGGAGCGTCGTGATGTGGGTTTGACGCGGGTGCCCGGCCTTCGCTTTAACCGGGAGTGGTTACCCGTTGCCCTGAAGACGGGCGAGGAGGGCGGCCTTGTCGTCCAGCACCGGAGCGGCTACGGGAGTCGCGTTCGGCGGCTGGAAGCTGGCCACGGGAGCGGTGTCAGCGGCGACGGCTACCGGGGCAGCCGGAGGCGTAGTGGCAGCCGCAGTAGGGATAGAGGGTACAGGAGGGTTAGCCGGCGCAGCCGAGGGGGCAGCCAGGGTCACAGGCGTCGGCGCAGGGGCAGAAGTGACGGCAGAAGGTATCGCCGTTACCGTAGGAGGGACGCCCGTCGTGATGGCCTCCGCCGCAGCGGTAACCGGCCCCGAGTACTGGAGCTGGTACAGCTTGGTGGGGCTGAAGCCGGGAGTCCGCGACGGCTTCTCGCCGGAGGACTGCATGACGATCGTCGCGCCGCCCTTCGGGTAGCCGCTCGGGTCTCCCGCTGCCGTCATCGACCGGCGCAGTTCGTCAGCGAGAACGCCCTTGACCCACAGCGATCCCTCGCCGTCCGGGAACTCGGTGAAGTGCGTGCCGTCGCTGGAGCCGGTGACCTTGAGCGGGACCACGAGCACGAACTTCGGCTTGCCGTCACGGTAGACCTGGGGCTGGCCCTGCGGGGTGGTCTGCTGGCGGACGTCCGCGTTGGTCACGTCCCTGGTGACTTCGAGCTGGAGCCAGGAGCCCTGCTGGCGCTTGGTGAAGAACTTCGAGGTGATAGAAGGTGCCGAGCCGCCGGTCGGCTGGGAGTAGAAGTCCTCCAGGGTGCCGCGTGCGAGTTCAGGTGCGGGCTGAGCTACTGCCGCCGGGTTCACGTAGGGCTGTGCCTGCGGCTGGGACGTCGGAGTGGGAAGCGCGGCCGGGTTGACGGCGGTGTTCGCTGAGAGAGGGGCGCTGCACGCTTCGAGGTACTGCTGGGCGTTAACAGGGCTCGTAGCCGCGATCTGGGCGTACAGGGTCGGGTTGAACTGCATGTGATGTTCTCCAGGTGCTCAGTGGGTCGTGTGGTGTAACGGCCAGGTCTTCAGGTCTATTCCTTGACTACGAAAAATCTTGCCTGGCACCTCCTAGCATACCGGCTCGGGCACGCTGCCGACGGCTTCTTCGATGAGTTCGGTCAGCTTTTCCTTGGTAGGAGCCTCAAACCAGATGTCGCCGCCCAGCATCCCCACCCAGAAGTTGGATTTATCGGCGAAGACCGTCGGGCAGAGATGGTACCCGTGACAGAAGTAGGCGTCGTCGTAGTCGTAGCTCACGGCTTCTTCCTCGCTCCGAGAACAGCCGGCAAGGGGCGTACCGTGAGTACCGCAGAGCCAACCTCCATATGGAGAAGGAACACAGGGCCGCCCACCCTGAGGAACAGGTGGAAGGGGCGGGACAGGTTGCACAGCAGCCTCCCGGGATTCGCGGGCTTCCGGGCCTTGTAGTTCAGGTGATTCATGCCGGATTAAACTGTTAAGCGGCCTTCTTTATTCCGGCGGTGCCGGCGCAGCCCCTGACGTTCGGGTTGAACGCGGCGTCCGGCCTGAAGAAAGGACAGTACTGGCAGTCCTCGTCGGAAGGGGCGGCCGGGATCTCCATGTAGTTCACGTCGCCGTTGACTACGAGCTGGGCCAGCTGCTCACGGACCTGGGTCTTCTCGATGAGCTTCGCCACGGCGACGATGTCTTCGTCCGTGATGACGTGCTCCCAGACGTACATGTCGTCCAGTGTCGAGTGGGTACGCGGCCAGGACACCAGGCACACACGCTGCACCTGGTAGCCCTCGTACATGTAGCCCATGGCGTACAGCAGCATCTGCATGAAGTAGTGATGAGGAGGGCCGTGCCTGCGGAGCTTGTCGCGGACTCCCTCGGACTGGCACTTGTGGTCGTTCAAGGTGAAGGTCGCCGCGTCGTAGAGGTCGGCGGTGCCGGGGTGGGGAGACGGGGCACCAGGGTCAGGGGTTACCTTCCGCTCCGTCCACCACCTTACCCCGCGTGCGTTAGTGACGTGGTTCTCTTCGATCAGCCGCTGTGATTCCCAGTGAAAGGCTTGTTCGAGAAATGAATGGATAGCTGTACCGACAATAGACGCCCACGGGTCATGCATATTATTGCCTCCGCCGGACCCCAGCGATATGCCCGCCATCTTACCGACGAGCTGCCTATCGCAAAGGTGGCCGAGTTCAGACGGACCCAGGTGCCGCTGGACGTTACGGGGGAGCCGGTCGGCATAACGGACCACAACCTCTCGGAGTTCCTGTGAATAGCGCTGCGCCCACGCCGAGTTGCCGTTCTGGCCCAGCATCGGGGAGGCGTTACGGGTCTGAGCTGCCCATGCTTCGAGGCTCGGGAGGTTATCCACGGCGCTGCCTCGCGGGGATCATGAACTTGATCGCGTAAGTGAAAACGGTGAGCCAGAAAGCCACGGAGATAAAGGCGAGCAGCCCGAGGAGAATGTAGGTAGCCATCAGAAGCCGTCCATCATGTGCATCAGCAGGTGAATGAAGCCGATGATGACACCGAGGGAGACGACGAGCAGCACCCCGAAGATGACTGCGAGCGCGGCCCAGATCACCGCTTCACCCTGTTCGTTGTCTTCCTCTTCAGCTCCCAGTACGGCTGACCGCGCTTCGCCCACTTCACGTAGGTCTCGGGGTCTTCCGACTTCAGTGCCTCGGTGTCCACGCGCCACGCGCCTTCACGGGCAGCCAGGGTGTAGGCGGGGTAGCCGCCGTGAGGGTCGGCGGGGATGTCGAACTGGTCCGGCATGTCACCGGGGCTGGCTACGGACTTCGAGATCTCCTGCTGGATCTTGCGCTTGTGCGCGGCCAGCTTCTCCTCTGCTTCCTTCTTCTGCGCTTCGAGTTCGGGCAGCTCGTAGAACAGGCGGCTGAGGTCTGAGCCTTCTTCGGGCTCTACCTTCTGCCTCTTCTTGACCTTCGGCTGTGCCGTGACCCCGGTGGCCGGTGGCGTTGTCATGCCGGAATTGTATCATTCGGGTTCTTCCAGCAGCGCGACAATCTGGATGAGCCTGTCAGTGGCGATGTTCTTGACGCCTGAGAACCTGACCGGCTCCAGCCCGAACTCCCGCAGCGCAGCGAGCGCGTCACTACGGCGGCGCGTCTCCGCGTACTCCTCAGGGGTCTTGTAGTACTGGTGCCCGTACCTGTCGTTGGCGCGGCCAGACTCGCGCCGGAAGACCTCCGTCGTGTACTTCCCGTAGTCGATCGTGATGAGCTTCGGGCCTGCCTTCACGACCTTCCCCTCCCAGCCGTCGTCTGGCTGCCCTATGCGGTGCCCGTTGTAGTCGAACACCAGGACGTCGTCGCCCACTTGTACCTGCTCGTACGTCTTCACCGTTCTCCTAAACGCTAAAGGACCCCCACGGCCGGGAGTCCTTAAACGGTAGCGCACCACCTGACGTTAAGAGGCGCTGACTACGGTAATGGTCCACGAGCACGTGGAGTCAGCCTGGACGTTGAACGACTCGGTGCCGCTGTCCCCGGTGACCTCAGTCGAACCGTGCCCGGAGGTGGCGATGTCGTTGGGGAGGCTCGTAGCGAGGCCGGCCCCGGTGTTGGTGACGATGAAGTTGTCCGCGCTGCCGGAGGAGTCGTTGCCCGAGTACGTCCACTGGACTACGAAATCTCCGGACGCCGGCACGTTAAAGGACTTGGTAACCGCTGTTCCGGAGCCGGTCAAGGTAGCGACGGTCGATCCTGTCGGGGGAGGCGGCGGCGACTTGGTCACGGTCTGGGTCGGGCCGGCCACGGGGATGGTCTCGGTGACAGTGGGGCCGGGAGCGGCGTGCGCTGGCGTGCTGGAGTGCGAGGTGCAGGCAGCCGCGCCGAGAGCCACGGCGACCATCGCGAAGCCCCCGAGCGCAGTCTTAGTGGTTGTCTTCATACTGGGTGTAACCAGGTGACTACAGAACCTATTCCAGGTCGAAGTACTTCTTGCAGTTCTCCTTGTAGCTAGCCTGGAAATGCTCCCAGTCGTACTTGCGGTAGGCGTCGCGGACCTTGCGCGCAGTCTCGCGGGTCACGCCGATCTCGGCAAGCCCAGCGTCAGTAGGTTCGAACTCGTTATCCATGAGCGTGAGTCTAGCGCAAAGTTAAAGGGAGCCCCCGCGATGGAGACTCCCTTTAACCCTAGCTGGTTAGATGTGGGGGTTGTCCCATGCCTTGGAGTTCGGGTCTTCCAGCTCAGCCGGGATGCTTCAAGTTTCACTGCCGCCGGACACAGGCTTGCGGCCCAGTGCGCTGTAGAAGTGCTGGACGGCGCTCATACCCCGCTCACGCTCGGCGGCGATGGCAGAGCACGCCTTCACCTGAGCGTCCACGATCTTACGCTCGACTACAGCGTAGGCTTCCTTGTCCGGAACCTGTGTCACGGTAACCGACTGGACGGGCCTGTACTCCGGGTCCACGCACTTCGGGTTGCCGTTCGCGAAGAAGTCCACGACACCCCGCGACATCAGCGCATCGAACCACTCCAGTGAACCCTTATCCGGGGAAGCTGAGACGACTGCCTCAATGCGCTGTGCGTTCTCCGCGTACATGGTCTGCATGACGAAGTAGTCGGCTAGGTGTGGCTTGTCCGACCGGCTGAGAACCATGTACGCACCGTAACGGGTGCAGCGGTAGTCCTTCACCTCCCGAGCGCCCCCGTTTGGCATCGGCGATGATTTAACTGAGTCGTTAATATATCCCTGACCTGGGAACTTGTCCTCGCAGACCTTGATGGCCCGCTTCACAAGCTCCTCGAACTTCTGCCACGTAGCGTAGCCGGCTGGCTCCCACATTTCGCGGGTGAGCCAGTAATCCTCTCCTGTGTCAGGGTCGGTGTGCTTGAGGCTGTCGAACGGAGACTCGGGCCTCCGGGCAGCTAGGTCTGTACTCATACCTAGTACAACGCTCCGTGTCACAGGTTTACTCCCCGTCCCCTACCATGGCCGTCAAGTCGATCGCCGCCGCGCTGCTGAGGTTCACCCTCGGTACGTCGTACTTCCCCTGCGGGCCGTCTTCCTTGAGCAGCTTGCCTTCCTTGCACATCCTGCCCGCGAAGTCAGTGGCTGCCTTGGCGCTCGGGAACAGCTCCGGGTACACGCTCTGGACATGGCGTCCCAGCTCCCTCGGGCCGAACTGCAACGGATTGTCCGCGACCACCTGCGCCACGGCGACCTCCCGCTGGCCCTTGTGGCTGAGTTCGACTGCGGCTGCTTCCTCGGACTCCCTCGGGCTCCAGTTCCTCAGCTCGGGGCCGGACGGGTACTGCTCGATCGAACTCCCCGACTTCGAACCGTCCCCCGGCATCCACAGGTAGCCGGCCATCGACCCCGCCGCGATCACGCCGTACCTGTCCTTGGTCACCTCCATGGAGGAGAATCCGGGCACGGTCTTGGTGAACGGGGCGAGCTGTTCGACCTTGATGACTACGTCCGCTGCCGACTCCTTCCGCTCGCTGCCGAAGGTACTGCCGTTGCCGTTCTTCGCGATGTGGTCCAGCAGGCAGATGGTAGCGCCCGCCTCCGAGCACGGGTTCAGGTACTCCAGGTAGACGCGCTCCACCGCATCGCCGTCGTAGGCGCTGGCCTCAGGGGACAGGGTGTTCTGGAGGCCACGGAAGGCATCGACTACGAACAGCACCGGCCTGCCGTAGCCCTTGTAGCGCGTGATGTCGGCGGTGAGTACGTCCACGCCGGGAAGCCTGCTCGTGTAGTGCAGCTGGTGCGCGATCATGTGCTTCGGGAGTCCCGTGGCGGACAGCTTCTGCATCAGGCCGTGCGGCTGCCGTTCGAAGTCCAGCCACAGCACGTGACCGCCGGCCCTGATCACCTGCGCCGCCCACATCGCCGAGATCCACGTCTTGCCGGAGGCACGGTGGCCTGACAGCACGGTAACGGTCTTCGGGGCGATGACTGCGGTAGCGGGGCTGTCCTTGCCGGTGACCAGGAGCAGCGCGGGGTCAGGCGGAGCCTCCAGGGCGCTGATGTCCTCGAAGCCGTCGAACTTCCCCTGGAGCATCTTCGCGGCCTCGCGCCGGGCGAACGTCCGCATGAGTTCCTGCCACAGCAGCTGCTGGTAGCCGGGCTGCGCCCGCACGGCCAGCTCTACGTCTACAAGCTGCTCGTCTTCGTCGTCGCCGTCTGCGGGGAGGGTGATGCCCGCGCGGTCTGCGTACCGCTGGAGGACTTCGGTGTTGAACGGCACTTCCACGCTGGCGGTCACGGCCTGGCGCAGCTCGTACGCCCTGGCGTTCCCCTCTGCGATCTCGCGAAGGCGTTCTTCGGTCATGCCGGGGGTGTTGAGCGCGTACTGGTACTCGTGGTCCTGCCTGGCGAGCACGTCCGCTGCCTTGTTCTGCGCGCGGCTGCCCATGTGGCGGTCGAAGTCGCTGCGCTCCCACGGACGCGCCGGGTCAAGGTCTACGGCTACGCGCTGCCACTGCTCCCAGATCTCTTCTTCGGATACCCGCGAGAGCAGCATGTTGTAAGCGAACGAAGACAGCTCGGCGTCGGAACCGAGTGAGGAGTCAGCCTGGGAAAGCCACCACTCAGCGCCGTCGCTGGGCCTCGTGTACGCTTCGCGGCTCTGCGGTACCGGCGGGTTGCGGAAGTAGGCGACCCACTTCTCCGGCAGCTCGGGAAGGTCGGTGACCACGGGCAGCTCGCACAGCGTGCCTTCTTCGTCCCAGCACTGGATGAGCTGGTCGTTCTTGAAGTGGTAGTCGCCGGGTGCCCATGAGAAGCGGTGCCCTGTGCGGACGATCTCGATGTCGGTCTTGCCCGTGCCGGGGTCGGCGAACTGGTAGAGGGAGGAGTCGGTGACCGTCAGGTCGGCCGGGATGCGGAAGAGGTAGCGGCCGGAGGGGTTGCTGTACCCGCGACTGGTTACCCGGAACGTCATCGGCAGCTCGCCCAGCCACGCTTCCGCGCGCATCAGGGTGTCCTCGCCGTGCTTGTCCTCGTAGTGGTCCACGTCGATCGCGATCACGTTGGGAGGCGGGCGGAAGGCCAGCTTGTGGGCAACGGCAGGCTGCGGAAGGACCGTGGGGTACTCCACCCCTCCTGTGCAGCCTGCTTCAGGGGAGAACGAACCTGACTGGCGCTGCGGGCACCACACCGGCTGCCAGCCCTTCAGGATCATGTCCTGGGCGAGGCCGAGCAGCGCGGAAGGTGACTGGAACTGTGTCATGCCAGCACTGTATCACGGCCTGTCGCTGTGTCGTAAAAATCTGAGGGGACTGTCGCAAATGTCCGTCTTACACCGTCTTGAGAAACTTGCCCGCTTCTCGTTCGAAGGAGTCTCATAGACCGAGTATGTTTTGTATACTCGGAATGAGACGACGACGAAGCTAAGACGTTGGTAAGTTAAGCCACATTCGGGGTGTCTCGTGAGATAGAGTCCTGGCGTGCCGAAGATGGACCCGAGGGTGAAGGCGTGCAAGGCTGGCTACGCGAGAGCCAAGCGCGCCGCCGAAAAGGAAAACCGGACCAGGCTGGCCCGCGAGCAGATAGCCGCCGCCAAGCAGCAGAAGCGGGACGAAGCCGAAGAGGGGCGAGTGCAGCTGCCCGCTGTCGTCCTGCGTGACGGCACGGTCAAAGAGATCCACGCGATGACAGCCGTGGAGATCATCGAGCAGTACCTTGAAGACCTCTGCCTGGACACCGAAACGTCCGGGTACTGGGTCGGGCACCAGTACTACGAACTCCGCACCGTGCAGCTGGGCGGCGAGGAGATGGCCGTGGTGCTGGACGCGGCCGACGAGAAGCAGGCGATGATCGCGAGCTGGGCGCTGAACGCCGCCGGGAGGATCTGGGCTCACTCGGTGACGGCCGACGCGGTGCCGTGCGTGGTAGCCGGGCTGATCAGCTGGGATGACATCTGGGACAAGCTCCACGACTCCGTCATCCGCGCCAAGCTCACCGACCCGATGCTCTGCGGCTCCGAGGCCGACAAGCTCAAGCAGCTGGCCCAAGACCTCCTTCGCGAGTACGCGGTGTCGCCGTCAGCCGAAGAGGCCAAGGACAAGCTGTTCGCGGTCATGAAGTGCCTGAAGAAGACCGACAACACGACCCCTCCCGAGCGCAACGGCTGGCACCAGGTGTCGAAGTTCGCGACGGTGATGGTGCGCTACGCGGGCTCGGACGTACTCGATCTCGCAGCGGTGCTCCGGGTCCTCCCGCCGCTTCCGGTGGGCGCTGACGTCATGGAGCGGGAACGCATCGCGCAGAAGGTCTGCGCCAGGGCGGCGATGGACGGCTTCCCGCTGGACTTCGGCCACATCCGCGCCAAGATCGCCGAAGCCGAGGCCGGCCACGCCGAAGCCCGCGAAACCGTGGAGAAGCTGACCGAAGGCCGGATCGTCAACCCGTCCGCGTCGAAGGAAGTGCTGGAGTACCTGCTGGAGCGCCCGGCAGAGTTCCCGCTGAAGTGCGACCGCAAGACGAAGAAGCCCACCGCCGGGAAGGAATCGCTGGAGCCTATCGCGAAGCGCGGCAGCGAACTGGCCCGCAGCATCGTCAGCTACCGGGGGCAGGTAACGAAGCTCGGGCTGCTGCTGAGGCCGCTTGAGAACCTGTGCACCCACGGCGACTCGATGATGCGGCCCACGGTGTACACGATCAACGCGAAGACCGGCCGCATGTCCTGCGTTCGCCCCAACGGGCAGCAGTTCTGTTATACTTCAGACATGGACATCCTTACAGACCAGGGCTGGAAGGCGTTTCCCGAGCTAGACGGCTCGGAGCACGTAGCCCAATGGGCAGAAGGAATCATCGAGTTCGTCGTTCCCGAAGCGGTTACCCACCAGCCGTACGACGGTACGATGATCCGCATCAAAGGCGAGCACCACGAACAGCTCGTCACCCCGAACCACCGTGTCTACTCCAAGACCCGCGACGGCAAGCTCATGGTCGAACGCGCGGATTCGTGGCTGAAGCACGGTACTGACGACAAGATCGTGGACCGCAAGTTCATCCGGGGCGGCCGGCTCAAGGGACGCAAGCTGAACGACGCCGAACGCCTTGCGCTGTATCGTGCCGTTGCCGTGCAGGCAGACGGTTACTTTGCCGCCGACCGGCGGTTCGTTTCCATCAAGATCACGAAGCAGCGTAAGGCTGACCGTGCCCGTGAGCTGGGGTTCGAAGTCAGGACCACACCGAACACCGCAGGTGGCAAGGTCATCATGGAAGCCAAGGCTTACGAGGCCGACTGCGTCCCGTGGCTTTCGATGCCTTCCAAGACGTTCAGCATCCCCGCGCTGCTGGAACTGGATTCTTCAGAGCTTGACGGCTTCCTGAGCGAGGTCATGATCTGGGATGGCGACAGTACCCGGTGTGCTTCCTACAACCAGGCTCTTAGCCGCGCGGACGCAGTTGACGCCGTGGAGATGGCGGCGTTCCTGTCGGGGCATTCCACGTGCCGGTCGTTCAAGCGCGTAGACGGGCGCGAGTACGCCAACGTGCAGGTATTCCCGAAGGCCGAGCGGTGGGCGTCCCGTACGAACGTAACCGAGGAAGACTCGGACGGGATGGTTCACTGCGTGACGGTTTCCTCGGGCGCGGTCGTCGTCCGCTGCAACGGGAAGGTCATCGTCTCCGGTAACAGCCGTCAAGGGGGCATACGGGCCTGTGTGCGGGCCGGAGAGGCGTTTCTGGCACTCCGGGACGGTCAGTGGGAGATCGTCCCTTCTGGGGGCATTCTGACGCCTTTGCGGGGCATCAGCGCCGACTTCGAGGGCTGCGAGATCCGGGTTGCGGCTGCGCTGTCCGGTGACAGGGGGCTGTACGAGGCAGAGACGTCGAACCAGTGCCGCAGGTGCGGGGAGTTCGTTCACCCCGACGAGTACCCTGACGGGCCGCAGTTCTGCGCGTGCGGTGAAGGCAAAGAGCACCTGGGACTGCACTGGCTGACGGCCCACACCGCGCACGGCCCGGAGGCCACCAAGGAGCACAGGTACCAGGCCAAGCGCGGCACGTTCACCCGGCTGTTCGGCGGCGGTCCCGCTACTGCGGCTGACCAGGTGGGCTGCGACATCGAACTCATGCAGCAGGTGTGGGAGGCGTTCAACTCTGTAGCACCTGCGTACACCCAATGGGACACGTGGCTACGTATGTGCTACGAAAAGGGCACGCGCATGTGGCGCGACTACTCCACGGGCACCAACTTCAGCCAGGAGATCCCCGGAACCGCGCGCCACATGGTCTACCAGACCTACTCAGGGCGCAATGTCTACGTCACCAACGGCGCGCACGCTGCGGGCAACGGGGCCATCCAGGGAACTGCGCGGGAGCTGCTGATCGACGGGCTGATCCGCTGGAGCCGTACCCGGTGGGGCAAGCTGCCGCTGCTGCCTATTCATGATGAAATTGACGTGCTTGTCCCCGCTGACGAGGCTCACGAGGCTACCCGCGCTCTCCAGAACTGCATGCGCTCGACTGTGCTAAGCTCACCCGGGTTCGAGGTCATGATCGGTGCGGACACAGACGAGCCGTGGGAAAGCTGGCCTGATAGCTCGTGAACGCCGTTGACCGCTTCGGCTGTGCCGTGACCATGTTCGCGTGGGCGGTGGCGTTCTACATCGCCATGGAGATTTTCTACATCCTGCGGAGCTTCGGGGTGCTCTGAGCTGACGATACTTTTTGTTCCAGCCGAAACCAGGGAATGCCCTTAGAATAAGGTTTTGAAAATTCCCCCCTCAAAGTCAAAGGGTTTTTACCCACATTGAGGTAAATGGGGGTATATTGGGCGTATGCCGAATGCGAAATACTACGCACAATACGTGCGTGAAGGCCGTTGTAAGGACTGCGGGAAGACACCTCTCGCGACTAAGTTGAGGTGCCGTTTGTGCGCTGACAAGCACACTATCAGGAATCGCGGATACGAGGCTGAGGCGCGCGAAGCCGGGAAGTGCGTTTTGTGCTCTAAGGTCGCCATCGAAGGAATGGCGCTGTGTGAAGTGTGTCGTGAGAAGACTCGCTTTAACACTTCTGTAGAAGGCGTCGTTTACTTTATCGCAGAAGAAGGCGACGAGCGTTATGTAAAAATCGGGCTATCGAAGCAGGCATCAGTAACTCTCCGTATGAGCCAGCTTCAGGTAGGCAATCCGAGGAAGCTCGTACTACTAGGTACATTGCCGACGTCGGACGTCTACAAGCTAGAAGCGTACTTCCATCACCACCTTGCAGCGTTGCGTGTTAACGGTGAATGGTTCCAGCGCACACCGGAGCTAGACGCGCTGATCGCGAGTTTTTGACCTACGCTGGTTAATGAGGGAAGGAGGCGATTATGGCAACCTGGCTTGTAGTGCTGATCGTAGTCATCGGCGTTCTCGCCGCAGTATGGCTGATCAGGCACCTATAGCGCGCTGTAGATCGCGGTGGGGTCGCCTGCCCCGCCGTAGTGGATGTCGGAGTACAGGACAGCGGGCCTCTCGAAGACCCGGGAGAACACCTCAGCGGCGGACACAGGCCCTCCGGCGTCGTTGAGGACGTTCTTGCCGCCTTCGGCGTCGATGTACCCGACAACCCCGGCGAGCTGGATGCTCATGTCACGGGCGCGGTCGCCGTCCGGGTAGTACCCGGCGGGAAGGCCGACTGTGTTGCCGGTCCAGCCGATCAGGCCGAATCCGCCCGACCCGACGCTTTCGGGGTTGCCTCCCGATTCGCCCCAGACCGCCGCTGCTATGCCCGCCGAGGCTGCGCGGGTGAATCCGTGGTCTTCGAAGTACGCAGCGATGCCGACCATGTTGCCGGACGCCGGAATTCCTACGGGCACCGGGACGGCCCTGGCTGCCGTGTGCGTCGGTGCGTACACGGGTGCGGCCTTCGGGGTGAAAACGGGCTTCGGCGCTGCGGCGTGCTGCGGTACGTGCACGGGAAGCGGCTGGGTGAACGCGGCTGTGACCGTGGAGGCACCCAGCGTCTTCGGCAGCTTCACCAGGTCGCCCGCGTGCAGCACGTCCGGGTTCTTCATCTGGCGGTTGGCCTTCGCGAGCGCGGGCCAGTCTGCTTCGTTCCCGTAGAACTCTTCGGTGATCGCCGAAAGCGTGTCTCCGGGCTGGACGCGGTAGGACGCCGGGGCAGGGGCGCTGACAACGGCAACCATGGCGTACCTCCTTCGAGAGGGGAAGGGTACACGTGAAGGGTAACATCGCCTGGTAGAATCCAGTACCCCTCGTAAGGGCACCGTAAGGGCCGTACACTGGCCGCATGAACCCCCTGGACCCGAACGCACAGGCGAACGCCGACCTCCAGCATGCCGAGGCGCAGGCAGCCGCGCTGCTCGCCGAGCTTGAGGCTAAGGACGCCGCGAACGCCACAGCCGCTTCCGTAGTCCGCGACCCCGTCAAGTCCGTAGCCGCTTCCACGGGCGCTGACGACCTGGCCGACGCCCTGAACAGCTCGTTCAAGCCGGTCAACCTGAAGGACATGGGTAAGACCACCCTCGCTTCTTCGCACACGGTCGATTTCGCGCAGAAGATCAAGGACGCGCAGAAGTTCCACGGTAACCACTGACATGAGCGAACGCGAAGAAGAAGAAGAAGAAGAAGAAGAAGAAGAAGAAGAAGAAGAAGAAGAAGAAGAAGAAGAAGAAGAACGGGAGTTCCCGGCGCTGCTCAGCGGGGAGTGCGAGCTGTGCGAGCCGATCTGGCCGATTAAGTGCGTGGACCACGCTGACGGCTGGTAGGCAAAGGCGAGCCCCGCCAGGCGCGGGGCCTGACGGGGCAGATTCGCCTCCTGCGCTTCTTGCGCCGACGCGGTCTATTTGGTTGTACCTGTCGTTCAGCCATGGTGGGATGGCCTCCTGAAGGGGTCTGGGGTTAGAAGAGGTATTCGTCCGGGTCGTCTATGATGTTCATCTCCAGTTCCTCCCGCATGAACTTGAAACGGGAGTTGGAGACGACTCGCATCCCGGTGCGCCATCCGAGGCGCAGGGCGATGTTGCCGTCCATGTACCCGAGTACGGTGACGTTCGGGACGGGGTCCAGCTGGTTCCGCTTGCGCGGCATCGAGCCGTCGTCGTCGTTGTCGTCGTCTCGGGGTTCCGGGATTTGTCCGCTAGGCACTCTTGCCATCTGCGTTTCACCTCCGTGTGACTACTGCTAGGGGAGCAGCTGCCGTTGCTAGGTGTAACACGACTGTTACCGCTCGTAGTCCCGATTGAGAGAAAAATTTCAGGTGAACCGGGAATCGGCCTTGTAAACAAGTGTAAACAGCGGCTGAGAGTGCCCGTTTTGCCCCGTCATGGTACGTTGGGAACCGGGCGAAAACCGACGAAAGGGGGCCGTCATGGCATCAGTTCCCGCTGACTGCGTCTGGGGCCAGGACAACGTTACCGTGAGTGCCCTTGACGCGGGGTTCAGCGTCTACGCGGGCTACTACAACGGGCCGTTCGCCAACATGACCGCGCTCAAGGACCGCTTCCCGCACGCTTACCTGATCTCCGTGGCCACGAGGCTCGCCGCGTCTGCGGGCTCTGTCGCCGTCGATGTCGAACCGGGAACCCTGTCGGCAACCCAGTCCGGGTCCTACGCCGACTGCCTGGCGTGGCTGAAGCAGGGCAAGTTCGGGGCGTCCAAGCCGCTCGTCTACGTGATGGCGAGCTGGGCGAAGGACCTGGAGCTGTTCCTGAAGGCCAACGGGATCTCCCGCCTGAGCTACTACCTGTGGACCGCGCACTACATCGGCCAGCACCTGTGCTCCCCTTCGGGCTGCGGCTACGGCAACTCCACGGCCGACGCCACCCAGTACGCCTCCGGCGTCAACGACTACGACGTGTTCCGGGGCTACGTGGTCTCCAACGCCGCTCCCGCGCCCGCACCGACTCCTGCGACGCTGACGCTCGGTTCGACCGGGGACGCCGTCAAGACGGTGCAGATCGAGATCAACTACTGGGCTGCGGTGCTCGGCATCGGCAAGCTGATCGTGGACGGCGACTTCGGCGGCAAGACGTACGCGGCGGTGATGAAGTTCCAGGCGCACGAGAAGATCGCCGCTGACGGAATCGTCGGGCCGGCCACCGCTGCCGCTCTCCAGAAGAAGCCCCCTGTGACCGTAGTCAAGCCGACGCCGCCCCCTCCGGTCGTTCCCAGCGGCAACCCGGTGCTCAAGTTCGGCACCACGGGCAAGCAGGTCGCGGCCATGCAGTACTACCTGCGCAACAGCGGCCTGCGGGGCGTTCGCGGCATCCAGGCAGACGGTGACTTCGGCGCGCAGACCGAGACGGCGGTCAAGAACTTCCAGGTCCACTCGGGCCTTACCCCCGACGGGGTATACGGGCCTTCCACGGCCAAGGCCCTGGCCAAGATCGCGGTGAGCTGATGACCACGGACGAAGTCGTGGAAAAGCTCAAGGAACTGGGCGTGTGGCGCGACGACGCTGAGAGCTTCTACACGCTGCGCCTCGAAACCGACAGGGCCGGCCAGCGCTTCAGGATTCCGGTTCCGGTGGGCTACGGCCTTGTTAACGTTGACGGGTTTTTCACCGGCCCTGAAGAGGGTTTCATCCCGCGCTGGGAAAGCGTCAGCTAAGTGCCCTCTAACTACAAAACGGCATCGAGCAAGAAGCCCGTGTCTAAATCCACGCCTGCACCCGGCATATCTAATCTTGAGGCAAAGCCGTCACCGCAGACACCCGGCGAGCGCATGTCGGGGTACGCGGGCGAGCAGAGGCACCCCAGCGGCAAAGCCTGGAAGCGGATCGTCGCCACGGTGATCGACCACTACGACGGCATCTGCTGGCTCTGCGGCCATCCCGGCGCTCTCCAGGCCGACCACGTGCTCCAGTACGCCGAAGGCGGCGACGACTCGATCACGAACCTGCGGCCGGCGCACGGCACCGCGAACACGCAGAAGAACAGGTGCCTCACCTGCGGGCTCAACTGCAACAACATCCGTGGGAACCTCTCACCTGAAGCGGGCAAGGCGAAGATTCAGCGCCGCATGGCAAAGGAGGGCTTCACCGCGCCTGAACCGGAGGGCCGCGAGTGGTTATGACAAAGAGGGCTGAGTACATACGCAAGAAGTCAGCAGATAACAGGGCTTCAATAGCTGATCTCAAGTTGAAGCAGGGCTGTTCGGACTGCGGCTTCGCTGTACACGCTGCTGCGCTAGATTTTGATCATCGACCGGGAGAAGTTAAGAAGCAGCAGGTCTCCTGGTTGATGCTCGCACGAGCTGAAGTTTTGCAAGCGGAGATAGCAAAGTGTGACGTAGTATGCGCTAACTGCCATCGCGTGAGAACCTTTTCCCGGCGTCCAGCTATACGGAGTTCATGGTATGAAACACCGGGTTGCTGTAAAGGGTGTAACACTCCACTGCGAGGAAGTTCTTCTCGCAGTTTTTGTAAGGGGTGCAACGATGAATGTCGTTGGTACCGAAGGCAGCTTCTTGCAAAGTACAAAATTGATAAAGGGTGTGCCGACTGCGGTTATGCCGAGCACGGATTCGCTCTAGATTTCGATCACCGGCCCGGTGAGGAGAAGCTAAAGGGTGTCGCCGTTATGCTCGGCTGGTCGTGGGACAAGATTATGGCTGAAGTGCTAAAGTGTGACGTGGTATGTGCTAACTGTCACCGGATTCGTACCCATCGTAAGGATGGGGCGTGATGATCGATTTCCTGATGGCGCTGCTCGCCACGGTGACCCTCGAAATTGAGAGCCTGAAGGGGCTACTCTGGTATTACATCTATTACTGGCGTTACCGACCCTACCGGAGTGCAAAATGGCTAACATCGGCCCGTTCGCAGTTCCCGCGCCGCTCGAAAAGTACCTCCCGTACGCCAAGGGCGTAGTCGCGGTCGCGGGCGTAGTCGCCACGATCCTGCTGTTCGCACTGGCAACGCCGCCCGGCTGGGTGAGCATCATCGTCACGGCGGTAACGGCGCTCGGCGTCTTCACGGTGCCGAACAGCAACATCAAGGCGCTGCTCGTGGACGGCCAGGTCGTCGTGAGCGACGCAGAGGCTGCAGCGGCTGCCGTACGGCAGGGGAACGCGGTCGATGCCCGTTCGGACGTCACGCAGGCGTTCAAGGCCGTTGACGGGGCTGTCACGCAGGTGAGCGACATCGCCGGGGACGTCAAGAAGGCCGTTTAGCGTGTGCGGCAACGGCAAGTGCGTCTACTACGGCTGTGATACCTGCGGGAAGGTGACGTCCTACGGCGAGGACGTTCTGCGCCTGACCCGCGACGAGTGCGACTGCCTCAACGAACTACGGTACGAGTTCTGTTCACAGGAGTGCCTTGCAGCGTACCTCAGGGAACTAGACTGCACCTGCGGTAGCAAGAACACCGTGACTGTGCAGCTCGGCCCGAGCGATAAGTAGCCGTCCTGTAGCCTGGGTGCATGTTCCTTACCAAGAAGAAGGCAGCGGTAGCCTCCGCCGTCCTGGCAGCGGGCGCGCTCACGTTCGGAGTCTCCGGCATCGCGCACGCCGACGACACCGCCCAGACCCACGACATCCACGTAGTCTCCACTTCCGCCGGGAGCGTCGATGTCGGATGGCGAGGTGTCGGGAACGCGGTCCTCGCTGAAGTCCTCGTCTACAACGCCAGCACGCAGGCCCTCGTCATCCACACGCCGCGAACGGCGAGCGAATCGACCGGCACGACCGTGCCGCTTCCCGCTGACGTAGCCGGGCAGGCGCTGGACCTCAAGGTGGCGTTCACGGTCAACGGCGTTCCCACCGGATGGTCGCAGCCTGTCACGTTCTACGCAAGCGCCGCAGGGGGCCTACAGGGAGCCGCAGGAGCAGTAGGCGCGGCCGGGGCTATTGGACCTGCCGGTCCCTCCGGAGTTGTCAGCGTTCATTCCAGCGACCTTACCGGCGGTACTGCGACGACCGTTACGACGGGAGGTCCCTTCGCCACGAACGCGAAGCAGGTCGGCTCGGACGTTTCCCTCGCGGCCGGAACCTACCTGATCAGCGTCAGCGCCAAGGCGACGCCGCCGTCCGGCGGCACGGGCGCGGTTGACGTGTTCCCGCAGTTCTTCGTCTATAACGGCACTCCGCTCGTGGACTTCTCCAACGACCTGTTCAACGTCGGCGCTGGCCCGCTGGAGTCCGGCGCGCACGACACAATCGACAGCTACTACAGCGGCGCGCAGCTCGTCACCCTTGCAGCGGCCGGAACGATCAAGGTCTACGCCTTCGGCTACGACAGCGACACCGGCTCGGGCACGTACACGCTCGACAGCCTGAACCTCTCGATCGTCCAGGTGACGCCGGCGAGCTAGCGGGAACAGAAGAAGCCCTCTCGACGGATCGAGAGGGCTTCTTCTGCGTGCGACGGATTGCGGCCTTCCGTGGAGTACAAACGTCCAAAAAACCCCACCCGAAGCAGGCCGCATGTTGCCCCGCCCGAAAGGTTTGGCAGAGCCGTCCGCACGGAGTAAAGCTACGGAGAGTCTACACGACGGGTGACACGGCCAGGAGATTCACCGACGTGACGGTCGTCCCGGTTACGGTGTCGGGCAGGTAGACGGGGGTCTTTGAGCCGGGCGCGTACACCTGGAGCCACGCTGACTGCTCTGTGTGCCCCTGCGTCTGCGGGTAGTTGCCCGCGTCGGTGATCCGCAGCTGCGAAGTCGCCTCCTTGCCGGGCGCGAGGGTTACCACCGTGGGCTGCGTGACGGAGTTCTTCGACGCGGCGCTGCCGATCTGAGATCCGGTGTCCTGGCTCGTAGTCAGCGACACGCCGGGGTAGCCGCCGAGGGTGCACGGGGTGCTGCTGTCGTTGGTGAACTGGAGCTGCTGGTAGGAAGACCCAGCCGCGCCGCCGAGGTTGACGATCTCGATGCCGAGGCTGGAGCAGGCGTCCGGAGACGGCGTGGAAGCCACCTTGAGCGGGGTGTTGCCGGGGACGGTGGCCGGCGCTGTCGCCGATGGCAGCGTGACGTGAACGGGGACGGTGCGGGCGGGTACGGGCGGGGAGGCAACGCTGCTGGGGGTGAAGTGCGGGGCCGTCGATGCCGTGCTGCTGACTGAGCTGCACGCCGCGAGGCCGGCCAGCGCGGTTCCGGTTGCGAACATAAGTGCGGTTTTCACAGGATGGGTCCAATCTCCGGGTACTGGTAGTTCGGCTTGACGTCCAGCGGGTTCGGGTAGTGGAACGCGCGTTTGATGTGTCCCCGGGCGCGCAGGGTCTCCAGGATGTACCAGGCGTCGTCGGCGCTGCAGTAGAGGGTGCTGTGCTGGTCCGGGTGGACGCCGACGAATGCTACGTGCTCCCAGCGGCCCGTGCCGAGTGTCCTTTCCACGAGGCCCGTGCCGAGTGACCTTCCCACCAGGCTGAAGCTAGGCGCACTGCTTGATGTGTAGAAAGTCGGGCTGGCCAGCCCGGGGTGGGGGCACGGCAGGAAGTGAACGTTGCGGCTGTCTCGCCGGATCGAGGAGGAGTCGCAGAAGGCGCTGAACGTATTCAGGTAGGGCGCGGCCACGATCGTCGGCGTGACCGGGTCTCCGGTCCCGTAGCTCGTGAGGATGCCTTCCAGCGGCTCGGTACGGCCGAAGCAAAGGTCTTTTGCCGGGATTTCCACGGGATCGGGGTCGTCATCTCCCCAGAACGTCCTGATAGCCACCGGGTTCTTTTCCCTTCGCTTGAAGATGTTCACGGCGACGGCACCGTGATCGACTTGGTGATAATGAGCGTGACGGGCCGGGGTTCGGCGTCTACGAAGCCCCCCTGCTGGGTTTCCTCGTTCCACTGCCACTTCTTGTCCCAGCGCGCGAACCGCGACGTGCGCCCTGTCGGCATGATCTTGGCGCGGCGCTCGGTTTCCCGGGGCTCAGTAACCCACGTGCGCTCGCTGTGCAGCTCGTCGTGGAGCTGCTGCACTTCGCGGGTCTCGATGCACATCCACCGCATCACCTCGTGCAGCGGAGCCTCTTCGCCGGCCGCGAGCTTATGCCACTTGTAGTCTTCGTCACGGTAGACCTCGTACAGATCGAGAACGCGGCCTTCCGCTATCTCGCACGACCTGCCGTCCAGGCGCGGGTACAGGACCAGCGAGCCCACCATGTACGCGTTGCCGCGCCAGTCTTCCCATACGTTCTGGCCGTCTATGTTCCGGCCGTCCACGGTTACGCTCATCCGGCGATCAGCGCCAGCAGGCACGTAACTCCCCAGTCGTTCCAGTGCGGGCCGAACCACTCGACGTGCGGTGTGCCCTGGATGGCCCAGACGATGAGCCACGGGATGATCATGGTTACCCCTCTCGTGAGTTACCGGGCCGGCCGTGGAGATTCATACTCACCCGATTGATGACGTATCACGGACGGCCCGGTGCCTTTGAGAACACGCGCGCAAGCGCGTTCATTCCTTCACCAGGACGTAGACTCGCGCCTGCCCTGCCGGGATCGTGGTCTTGATGCCGCCGATCGGCGTACTGTAGGTCTGCGTCTGGAGGTTGTACGCGGTCACGGTCGGCCCTTCGACGCAGAGCTGGGTCCAGGTGAAGACAGCCGACGCGGGCTGCGTGCCGGTGTTCACCAGTGTTACGTTGCGCCCTTCGGTGGTGCTCTGGACGACGGCTTCGACGTGGCCGTGAAGAACGGTCATGATGCCGGGCGGTCCTGGTGCGGTCGCAGCGTGTGCTGGCGTCTTCGCAGGAACGAGAGCGCCGAGAACGCACATAGCCGTGAACAGCGCGACGATGGTGATCGCGATCCACGCGGCCCAACGCTTCCACGAACGGTGCTTCTCCCGTCGCGGTCGCCGTCGGAATTTCGGCAGAGGCAAGGTTTTCTTTGCTGCGTGCGTTCCCATGTGACCTCCCGTACGCGGGACTATCCGATTGCGAAGAATGCGATCATGACGACGAGAAAGGTAACGCCGACTGCGGTGAGGGCAGCGAGGCAGAAAGCGGCTTCCCAGCTCAGTTGCTTCTTGACGATCGCCGGCTTGCGCTTCACGAGGCTCGGGGCGTCCGGCGGGTTCTCCAGGGTGACGAAGCCGAGCATCTTGTCCAGGTAGTATTCCCGGTTGGATTCGATTTTGTCGGTAGCGAACTTCTCCCGGTAGATGTACCAGTCAGTCCAGTTGCTGCTGGCCCGGCTGTGAAGCGGGCACTTGTCGTTGGATTCGTGCAGGTTAGGCCAGCGGGCAGGGTCGTTGCCGTTGCCGGTTTTCTTCCAGTTGCACTTAGGGATCTTGAACGGGCTTTCGTAGCTCTTTCCGGTGTCTTCGGGCATCTGCCTACCATTCGTTCTTGCTGGCCACTTGAGCCAGCCTCACGGCCAGGTCTTTGTGCATGCGTTCCTTCGGGCCGGCCAGGTCGCTTTCGGTGTAGCGGGCCAGCGCTTCGAGCGCGAGAAGAGAAACAGTGCGCGGCGAGCTGTCGCCGCTGGGAGACGGCACGGGCTTAGCTTTCTTCCTAGCCATCGAACCTCCGGGCCATTTCGAGGAAGATCACGTCGATGACGGACTGCGGGAGCCGCTGGAGGACGTCCCGGTAGTCGATCTTCATGTTCTTGCTGGCCAGCCGGTTCCTTACCCACTTGCGGTTATCGTTGGGGCTGTCGTTGAAGTCGCTGAAGTCGGGCATGAGCTACCTTTCGTAGTGGGCTTTGATGTACGAGCGCATCTGCGCTACCTGAAGGTCGTCCGCGCCGGCTATCGCCTTGAGCGCGAGGATGATGGCGTCGGGTGTCCAGACGCGGATGACGTAGCTCGGGCTGCCGTCAGCGTTCAGGCAGGTGATGCCGTTGGCGGCGTTGGGGTGCCCGATGCCGCGCTGACGGGTTGCTATCGCGGCGTCTTCGATGGCCTTGCGCGCGATCTCCACCAGCACCGCGTCATTCGACGCCCGGCGGAAGATCTCGCGCACGGGGACGGTTTCGTCCCCGGCGCGAGCCATCTGGTTCAGGCTGACCTCATCGGTCATCCGCTCGATGTTCACAGTTCCCGTACGATCTGGTACTGGGTGGAAAGCTGCTCGCGCGTCTTGGTCGCACGGCCGGTCGGGCGCAGCATCCGCCACATCTCCCGGTTGTCCGGGTCGCGGCTCCAGAAATCCCCGTCACCGTCGATGATGACGCCGTAGTTCGGCAGCTCAGGCTCGGGCGCGGGCGGTTCTTCTACCTTGAAGTAGAGTTCACCGTCCAGGTTGACGGTGGTCAGTTCCGAGATGTACTGATCCAGGTTGACGTACTTCTCGCCGTTCAGGGTGATCTCTTTCATCTTCTTTTTCTTCCTTTCGGTTACTATCTTGCTGATTTCCGCCAGGAGCGCGTTGTCGAAGCCGAAGCTGTAGCTCACTTCCGCTTCCCACCACTTTGCCTTAGCAAGTGCGGTACCAGGACGAACATCCCCGGCCGTGACTTGTCGGTGGTGACGGACAGCTTCCCGCTGGTGCGCGCCTGGCTGTCCTTGACGGTGAACTTCTCGCCGTTGACCACCCCGCCGGACGCCGCGCGCCCTATCATCGAGTCGGCCGTGTCCATGCCGTACAGCATGGCGAGGTACCAGCGGGCGTTTTCCACGGAGACGCTGATCGGCTCGGGGAGTACGTTGGTGCCGAACCGGCGTCCTTCGCTGCCCACTGCCGGGGTCTCTCGTACTGGCTTATCGTGCAGGACCGGGCTGTACTCCCGTACATGGTCTCCGTCCTCTGCCAGTCGCGGCGGGATCTGGGATGTGTGGATGTCTTCGCGGGTACGCCCCGTGCTGACATCGGTGTTCTGGGTGCTGACGGGGCCGATGTTCATGACTTGCCTTCCCTCTTCCGTCGTTGGGCGTTGTTCTCGGCTTGCCAGGTGTAGCCGGAGTCCCCGAGGTTCTTCCGGTACAGACGACGGCCGATGTCGGCCGTGATGACGCGCCCTAGTGTTGTGCCAACGTCGATCTTCCCGATCTCCGTTTCGATAACCTGCTTGCCGACGTCTTCCTTCCGTATTGTGTAGAACACCTCGCCGGGGTCGTAGTGCGGTTTTAGCGGCCCGATCTCTCGCATGATGATCCTCTCAGTGGTAGAAGTGGTCCTGGCCGTCGTCCACGCGCCTCTTCAGGAGGGGGACGTTGGGGTCGAACGAAACCTCGGCCATGTTGGCGTCATCGCTGAAACGGCACTTGCCCCTTACGGGGCCGGCGCATCCGCGCTCGTCGCGTTCTACGCCGACGTGGATGGCGGCTACCCGGTTCTTGCCGGCCCACTCTTCCTTGGTCGGGATGATGCCGCACTCCATCATGCGCTCAGCCCGCGCTGCCATCCGCAGGAACGGGCAGTCGGTGCATTTCTTCTTTGCGGGGCCGTCTTCCATGACCGTCCTAACCCCGCTGGCAGCGTGAGTATTCCGGGCTAGATGACGTGGTGACCGACCAGGGCCACGAGGATGACGACGATCACTCCGGAGAGCAGCGCGTACAGGAATGCCTCTCCCTCGGAGCTGTAGGTCGGGGACGGCTGAGAGTTCTGGGTGTTCTGCGCGTTCTGGCTGGCGCGTATACCCATGCGGAGGAGCGAGAACAGGATCATCATGAGTTTGGCCTTTCTAGAACTTACGGATGACGGGTGAGGTCGGGGGCATCGGCAGGTTGCCGGGAAGTTCGGGTTCGTTCCGGGCTTCCGCCAGGTCGCTGCGGTACTGGGCGTACCAGCAGCCCAGCGCGTAGGCGGTTCGGATGACGGCTCCCAGTATGACGAAAGCGGCCCACAGTACCCAGAACGGGAGCAGGAGGACGTAAAAGATAAGGGCGAGGGGGGCGATAGCCGCCCCACCCCGCCCGATGCCGGCGTACATCTAGTGGTCAGATCCGATCGATCGGTTTTCGGGCGGTGTAGTAGCTGTGTGCTCGTAGCCCGCCTTACGGGCGCAGTGCCCGCACAGCAGGACGTAGAAGCCGCTGGGGAGCTTCATGGCCACCAGCGCGGTGACGCCGCCGCTGGCGTGGCCGTCGCACGCCTGGAGTGCCGTTTCCGGGTCAAGCCTCTGGAACTCCGGCAGGCCGGTGAGCGCGTGCAGCTCCGATTCGCTGGGGACTGTGGCTTCCGGCACGGGGACCTCCTTGGTAAGGGTGATCCCATTTTGCCAGGCATCGCTGTAGTTTGACATTCGTTCCTCACTTCCGGGTCGGGGTTGCGGCGACGATGACCAGGGACAGTGCCATGAGGATGGCGTACGGTCCTTCCAGGCCGACGTTGACGTGCATGGCGGACAGTCCCCAGTCCACGATCTGCGCGCCGATGACAGCTGCTACCGCGCTGAAGACGAGATCTATGGTTCGCCGGATGATCAAGTCGGTCATTCGCTGTCTCCCTCTTCGAGGGAGGGGTCGTAGGCGATCAGGTAGCCCCCGAACGGGCCGTTGGCGCTTAGTCCGGGTTCCTTCGGGAAGGGGTGACCCGGTTGCATCACCTTCATCAGCTCAGTGAGCGCGGCCTCCTCGAACGGCGAGAACATGACGAGCCTCGCTATCTCGGTGACTTGCCTCTGTGCTTCCAGGTTCTCGAACGGGTTCATGTTTTCTCCTTCTAGTGCTTGCTGCCGTTGACGATGTCGATCGTGCCGTCAGGCCGTACCTCCACGTGAACATCCCGGCCGTGAGCGATATTCCGCGCGAGGGCCAGCGCTTCCGGGTTGACGCGCTTGACCGTCACTTCACCGTGCTTGGGTGCATCCTTCCGCTTCGGCTTCTTCGCTGCTGCTAGCGCGTGGACTCGGAACGTGTCCTTAGGGCGTTGTGCGGGCATCTTCCATCTCCTTTAGAGCTATCTCGGCTTCGTGAAGGTTCGTGGTGTGAACGACGCCCGTCCAGCCGCGAACCGTCTTCTCACCGTCGTAATACGGTGTAGTCGGCCCGAGTACCTTAACTGCGAATTGTTTGAATTGCCCGGGTTGCATCGGCTGTATCCGGGTCACGACTGGGTAGGCTATCTGCGCGAGAAGTCCAGACCTTACGGACTTTTGGTCTTCTCCGAGAGAGAAGTAAGTGACATAGAGGCTATTGATGCATTCTTTCTTGTAGACGCCGCTAGATACCAAGCGCTTTTTCTGTCGCGTTAGACGCGTATGTGTTTTTACTGTCGTCAGGCGATAACGCTGCTTGTTGTACAAGGGATTTTCCTCGCGGATCGCTTTTTTCTCGGCTTCTTTCAGCTCCGCGAGGCTATCGAATTTTTCGTAGCGAGTGACCACTACTTCATCCCACCACGATTTGTCCCGTGCGTGTTCGTTGGCGCGCTTTACGCCCCGTACTGTACGGCCGATATACAGTAGGTTTTCGTCGGTGTCGTAGTGACGGTACAGGTCGTGCTTCATCGTTTCCTCCCTCCGATCCGTATTTACGTATTTCTGTATTAGAATTCCTCAGACCAGTCCTCCTTTTCGCCCGAATCTTGGCGCTTTTCAGCTTCTAGCTCGGCTTTACGGGCCTGAGCGTGGCGGAGGTTCATATTGTGGATATCGTGCGACCATCCCCGCAGCATCCCCTGCGTTTCTACATTGTAGAATGGGGCAGTAGGCCCCAAGATCTTGACCGCGAACTGCTTAAACTGGCCCGGCTTCATACCGGAGTATGCGCCGTGCTTTTGGTTGTGTGCGTACTCCGCGAACGCGCCGGACGGGACGCCGTCCATAGGCTTCTGGTGGTAGAAGTCCAGATAGTCCAGCAGGATCTGATCCTCGGGTGCATATACCGGCACGCCGTCGTTCAGTTCGATTCGTTCGAACGCTGTTAGTATGCGCTTTGTCCACTCGCCCGGTTCGCCTTCGTCAGCGGCCATTGCCACCGCGAACAGCGGACCCCAGACTTCCATACGGCGGTGGTTCAGCTTCGGGTGAAGTCCACGGCACGCGGACACGTTCAGCTTCGGCACGCGCGAGACCCACGAGGCAAGCATCCGGCCCGCGTAGTCGAATGCTTCCTTCGTCTCCTTGAGCGAGAAGTCCGCAACTTCGACGTGGGCCGGCGCGGACTCCATCTTCAGGACGACCGAACGGTCGCGGGTGTCGTCAGGGCATCCGAGCCCCAGGCCGGCCATGAACACGACGCCGAAGATCGGAATCTGCATCTTCACGCGGTTTTCCTGGTACTGGGCGTACGCCGTGTCCCGCAGGTATCCCTGGTTCAGGTAGGTGTAGAACTGGCTGCTCTTGCCGTTGCTGCCGGCTTCCCCGAAAAGCTGGTTCACTTCGTCCAGCAGGTGGGTCGATCGCGGGTTCATCCGGAAGTCGGCCACGTAGCTCGGGCCGGTCATCGCCTTGACGCCGGTAGGCGGCGTTGCGTTCGCGGCCAGCCGGTAGGCGATCTTCAGGATCGTTGACTTGCCGCTTCCCTTCAGTCCCAGTGCGAGGATGCGCGGCGCGCTGTCCACGTCATCGATCTTGTGGGTTAGCGCGCACGCTACGGCGATTACGTCGGCGTAGTGGTCTGGAGCGTACAGCGCGCTCGCAACAAGCTTGCGCGCGTAGTCTAGCTCTGTGCTGCTCATTGTTACCCCCTCCAGGGTTACGCGAGAGCCGCCCGAATCGCCTTCCACGCGACTCGGACGGCCCGTGACCGCAATCGTCGTAACAGCTTACGGAGAGTGTTTATTCCCCCTTGAGTTCGCGGATGAGCCCTCCCAGCTTGACGGCCATCTCCGTGGTCTTCTGGAGTTCGTTGGTGAGCAGGTTGTAGCTGTGCTGCATGGCGCCTACCCCGTCTTGGGTAAAGCCGTCCTCCATCATGTCGTGGACCTTGTCGGTGATGTGCTCGGCTATGTGGTACGAGTCGCCGTCTGTGCGGTCGATGATGTTCAGGGCGCTGGCGAGTACATCGCGCAGTTCAGGGCCGTAGTCGCCGCGTGCGTGACGCTCGCGTACCTGCGTGGCTTCGCGGTCGGAGAGGATGAGCTTCCGTGCGAATTCCCACATCGAGTCGTCTGGCAGGTCGAGCCCCGCGCTGTTCTTGATGAGATTCCACGTCTTGTCATCGACCTGGATAAGAGTGTCGTCGCCGTGCAGCGGCCAGATTTCCTTCATGTCAGTTTTCCTCCGTGGCGGCGCGCGGGCGCGGGATGGCGGCGAGGGCGTGCTGCTCGGTTACCGCTTCCAGCAGTTCCTCTTCGGTCATGTCGTCGGCCAGCAGCATGGGCGTCAGCTCCAGTTCTCGTCTCCGGCGGGCTCTCCGAGCCGCCAGTCGGTCGGTGATTCGGGCCATTCTTCGTCCGATACGGCGTCGTACAGTTCGTCGTTGTGGACGTGCGGGGATTCTACGGCCTCTTCGTCGGCAGCAGGCCAGACGTCGTAGTCGGCCGACCCGTTGTTCCAGTAGGGCGCTTCTTCCCCGTCATCGTCATCGCTGGTGTACGGGGAGAATTCATCCGGTTCGTCGTCGTAGTCCGGGTAGAATTCTTCCGGTTCCTGGTTCCATTCGTTGTAGTACGGTTCGCTCATGTTTACCCCCGTGTGGTTAGTGGTGCGTGTAGTGGGCGTATCCCACCAGCCGCTTGCCGGCCGTGAGCCTCGCGCTGGCGTAGTAGACGCTGGCTTCCGCGTCGAAGCCGTTGTAGTTACGCTGCTCGGCTACAGCGATCTGTGCTAGCTTTGACCGCTCATCGGCCGCGTAGATGCCTACAACCCCCTCCATCGCTCCCGTGTCTTCCATGTCCAGCATGTTCGACACAGTGCGTTCGTGAGCGTCTTTGACGCTGTTGTCGGCGTACAGGATAACGAACCTGTTCACTGTCCCTCACTCGTCGGTTAGGCGCGTCAGTTCCAGGCGCGTCGGGATGGTGTGCATGATCGACCAGAGGATCAGGCCGTGCAGGTAGTCAAGCATGTCGGCCTGGATGGTGACCGTCTCTTCGGTACGCGTCAGTTCGCCGGGCTCCAGGTCGTCCTCATCCACGCACCACTGCCGGAGTACGTGCTGGTAGAATTCCGCCGCGTCACCGCCGGGCTGTTCCCGGTAGCCCGGTGAGTCGTACCCGAACGTGATTTCCAGCTTCCACGTATAGGTCATTCTTGATCCTCCAGCGGTACGACTAGAGTTGCCTGCGCGATGAAATCTATCGCTCGCAGCGCGCGGTGCCGTTCGAGGGTACTCAGCACGCGGCCCGTGCTCACCGCGCGGTACAGCAGGTCGATTGCTTCGCTGCTGATCTGGAACGGTTCACCGTCCGGTGGGTACTCGTCGGTCACTTAGATTCCCCCTCAAATCGGAACTTGTAGTCGGTCTTACGCTGGAAGTCGGCCGCGCCGTCGTATATTCCCGCCTTGGCGAGACGGTCGGCCGCGAACAGGTAGGCGAGGAACCATCCCCACTCGTCGTAGGTGGCCGCGTACACGCTCTCGTCACAGCGTCCGAACGGCCCTCCCCCGCCGTCCGAGTACGCGCCGCTCTTGCCGCTGTTCTTGAATCTCCGGACGCGGTACGCCTTCCCGCGCGGGTCTTTCGTGCCGGGGGGTAGTGAGTGCTTGTCGTAGGTGCCTAGCTGGATCTCGAACGCACGGAGATGGCTCTTGGAGCCGTACATGCTGTTGGCCGTGAAATCGATGTCCTGCGTGATCTTGCCCGCTTGCTTAGCGGCTACCAGCATGGCCCACATGTCGCTGTAGGTGAGTGAGGTGTGAATTCGCATTTACTTGTCCTTTGTTCGCTGTATTTTGCCGTCCCAGAAAACCCAGACGGAATTGCCGTTCGGGAGGACGATCTCGATGAATTCGCCGTGGGCGAGGCGGAATATGTTATCCACAGTTCTCCGAGTCGGAATGTTCCGCGCAGTAGCCGAAATCTGCGTTCGGTACTGACGGCTCTTTGCAGTATGCGGTCCACGGCATTCCGTAAGCCGTTTGGTAGCCGCACTTACCCGCGTCGAATATCTCTATCTCGTCGTCGGTGAACCTGTCGGGTTGTGTCGCCGGGTTCATCTGGCCTTTGTAATATGGGCCGTTCTCTAGTTCACGGCTAAGATTGATAAGCCCTTTCTTCTTTGAAGGATTACATGACGCCACTAGTTCACCGTCGTCGGTGAAAAGCGACAGCCCCCATTCGGTTGGGGCGATGTAGCCTACGCCGCTCATTCCGTTTCCCTTTCTGTTGCGTGGTGCTCGCAGTAGCCGAAATCCGCCCCCGGCTTACTCGGCTGTTCACAGTACATGTTCCACGGCATTCCGTGCGGCGTAAGTCGGGAACACTTGCCCGCTTCGAAGATCCTTACCTCTGCGGGCAGGAATCGCTGCGGGGATGTGAACGGGTTAATCTGGTCGGGGTAGTAGTTCGGGTTTTCGCTGTAGTTCCTCACGGGAGATCTTTCTTGAATCGGTCATGGCCGCACCGTACACATGCGAATACCCAGCCGTAGATGTAGCCGAGATCAGTTCCGGAGTTGCGCTGTTCGCAGCCGCGTAGCACGAATTTGTGTACGCGCTCTTTCTTGGGGAGGTCGTCGCGCAGTCTGCATTTCATGCGCCACCCTTGGACCGGGAACAGGCCGGTAACCTGATCGTCGGTTAGCTCGATTAGATTCACGCGTCACCACTTCTTTCCGACCAGCGAATGTGGTTCCATTCGCCGTCTAGCCGTACGCCGACAGTGTGGAGTGAGAAGTCGCACACGTGGCCGTTCGGGTGGACGTAGTGCTCTATGCGGTCGAAGATGTGGTATTTGCGACCGTTGAAGTAGCGGACGGTGAAGTTCTGCGTGGCGACCGTGAAAAAGCCGTGCTTAGGGTGATGCCAGACTTTTGCGCTCATTTTGCGGCCCTTTCGATACGGTAGCCGTTGTATTCGACTTTGGCGCGTATGTAGTTGCCTCCGTGTTCGGCGAGGTAGCCGAGAAACCACGCGGCCTCTTTCGCGTCCTTGCAGCGCTGGACTATCCAGCCGTTATCCGCGTCGATAACCCGCACGGGGTAAAGCTTGTCTAGATCGCTCACTCCACGGTCACCTTGAATTCCAGATTTTCCCGGTCGAAATCCGGGTGCTCGGAGCCGAAAACCATTCCGGCGAGGAATAGCGCTTCTTTTTGGCTAGGTGCCGTCACGTCATAGCGGTAACGACCGCCTTCCGCGTACAGGTTGACGCTGTAGAGTTTTTCTCGTGTCATTCTGGTTCCTTATACTCCCACGCCGTAGCGTGCTCGCGGTCGCCGCCTAGCGTGCTTCCGCACTGCTCGCACGCGGACCATGAGAACCACGGCTCGGATTCGGCGCTGTCCTCTAGCTGTGCTTGTTCGTAGGCTTCTGCACTGTCGTAAGCGGCGATTCCGTGTTCGGGGCATTCCTTCCCGCATCCCGGCGTGAACTCTGTCCCCCACTTCCAGCCGTTAGCGGCTATGTTCTGCTTGTGCTTTTCCGCCGCGTTTCGGTCGTTTGCCATAGTCGTGTCGTCTAGTCGGCCGTATGCGTTGAAATACACGCAATCGACACAGATAGAGACGATAGTCGGTTCTTGGAATTCGAACGCCATCACTTACCCTCTTTCATCGGTATGTGGTAGAGGCTTCCGGTAATGCAGCGGCGGCCGTAGTCCGACCACCAAAAGGCCATTAGCTTGTGGATTGGTTCGCCGCAGTCGGTACACCATCGCTGGTTCAGTGAGCCATAGAACGGCATATTTTCTCTGCCTCCGCATGCAGCTTACGGGACTGCCAGCGCGCGATGAACGCGGCTTCTACCGGCGGATGCGAGTTAATGCCGTGCCTGTACCTGTAGGCTTCGCGGTACCCGTATGCGGCTGTGGCCGCTACCGTGAGGGTAGCGGCCACGATCGTCTTAATCCTCATTAGCTGTTCTCCCCTTGTGCTTTACGTGCGCGGTATGCCTCAGCGTAGGCTTTCTTAGCTGCACGACACGCATCGCACTTGCATTTGCGAGTGTTGTACATACCGGGTTTACCGTGTTCGGTTGGCTTGAACGCGGACCTACCGCGCTCACGCCAGTAAATACGCTGGCGTTCTGCGTTAGCTTCCGTGCATGGGATACAGCGGCACCCTCCTTGATACTTACTTAGGGTACCGTGTTCGGCTGTTTGCATTTCTAGGTTTGTTTTGGATCGGTGACACTTGCGGCATAGGAGTTGACATTTGGCTAGCTCCGTAGTCACTAGAGGGTTGTCGGGGTGTAGTGACCAAAGGTAGTCCGCTTCATACTCTTTGGAAGCGCGTTCTAGGTGATCGATCTCTAGAGAGTCTGTAGCGCCGCACTGTACGCACTTGCCACCTTGAGAGGCAATCCATGCAGTGCGGCGCTCACGCTTGACGGCGAGTTGTTCGGCGCTTGTTCTCGGCATGTAGACTAGAACGTCTTTACGCGGCGGATTATTCCGCGCGACGTTCGAACATGTCTTCTAGATTTTCCGCGTCGTCGGCATCTTCTCGAAAAGCCCATCTTTTCAGGTCACATGCCCACAGACTATTGTCGTAGTCCGGGCACCCCATGTAAACGTGTGCCTCTGTGAGTTTTTCTTCTAGGACTTCCGCGAAGTACGCGAATAGTTCCCCGTCGCGGTTGTTCATGGCGTTCCACACGCGATCAGCGATCGGGAACGATCGTAGCGGTGGCATGTACGCGTTGCCGGTAAGCCACACTACCGGCCCTTCTACCGTGCGCACGTCGGCGATGATGTAGCCGGCCAGTTCTTCGGCCATTTCCCATACGCGCCCGTCTCCGAGTACGTAGGGGAGTGCGAGAGCGTAGCTAGGCCATGATTCGGCGCGCGGGGTTGCGATCTCGCCGTAACCGTTGGTGGTGTAGTGGAGACTCATTGCCGTGCCTTTCTAGAGTGCGCCCTGTACGGCCATCATGATCAGGAACACAGCGATGAACACTATTCCGGCGAGGATAAGCGCTTGCGTCATTCCGGTACCTTTCCTGTTTCGATGGCGATGTGCGCGGGGATGCCGTTAGTTTCGATGTGCAGGTCTTCCGACCATTCGAGATAACCCTCTTCCAGGTCGTTTGCCGCGATGCTGCACCGTTCGCCTATGCCGACGATGAATTCGGCCGTTTCGCCTGTTGCGACGATGTCACCGTCGTGCCGTAGTTCTACCCCCTCATCCCATAGAAGTTCACCGTCACCGTACGCGCCGATGAATCCCATGAGCGCTACGACCATCGCTCCGGGGTCCTCAGCACCCATTACCGGCCCGTGCATGTCCTCACCCTGATACTGGACATCGGCGTCCCACGGGCCGGTAGCGACGCTGTAAGCCCACTTGTGAGCGCCGTCATGTTCGCGGTCGGCTCCAAGGTCGGTCAGGCCGATCCAGAGCGGCGTGTCATCGATCATCATCTGAGGGACCGCGAAGATGTCGTCGTGGTCCGTGATCGCGTTGTATCGCATTACAGTGTCTCCCATGTCTTTGTGTCGGGGTTGTAGTAGTCGATGCGCGTGCAGCCGGCGTTGGGTGTGCCGTAGTCTTCCAGCGGTTCGAATCCGTGTTCGTAGTCGGATTCACCCGTTCGCACGCCGCTGTAATACAGCTCCCCGTCGTCGTCGTACATACGGAACCATTCGACGTCGTCGCCGGGGTACTTGTCACGTCCTATGCGCACGGCTTGGCGTAGCTTGGTTTCCATGCCCGCGCTTAGGTTGTAGGGGCCGCATGTCTTCATGTCCGGCTCATTGTCGATGGAGTCGTAGGTGATAAGCCACCCGTAAGTCGATTCACTCACTGTCGTTGTCCTCACTGTCGGTAAGCCATTCGTTACTGTCTAGTTTGTCGGCGTCCGGGTCTCCGTATGACGATTCGATGGAGTCGCTACACCCGTCACACTGAATCGTCGGACCTTCATCGTAGGTGTCGTACATGGTAGGAGGATCGTACGTACCCTCTGGGTCGTCGTGCCATTCGATGATAGTTTCCGTCGCGCATTTAGCGCAGAGGGTAGATCCGCCGTTCGTGTAGTAGCAGATTGTGTATGCGCCTACACTGCTGAATTGAGGTAGTTTCTTCTCTGTGCGGTTTTCGCTGTAGCTGACCATGAACGTGTATACGGACAGTGCAGTCATGATTCCCCCTAGAACTGAGCCGAGTAGCGCTGGCGTACTGAGTCCTGCTTTGCGGCGAACCACTGACTGTTAGCCAATGTACTGATCATGAATCCTAGCTGACTGGCCTTTAGGGGGTCGTCGGGTGAGTACAGTTTGCCGATCTCACGCGCCATTTCCAGCGCGATTCTCCAATCTTGTTCGGCGTACGCTTTAGTGATGCCGTTAACCAGATCGTTCTCACGGTCTAGGATCTGCCGGTAGTTCATCTGTTATACCTCTATTCCCATTCGCTTTAGCGCGCGGCGCAGTAGGATGTGGCTAGCGCACGCGCGACATGTCAGCATTCCTACGATCTTGTTGCCGTCACTGCCGGGGCACATACTGAAACTGCATCCCGCATTGCCGGTAGTCAGATCGTAGGCTTCTAGCAGTTGCGTAACGGCTAGGCTATCGGGAGCCTTAACGGTCACGATTCCCCTTGCATATCTTCACAGTAATCAGGGTCGGCACACATAAGGCCGGTAGGACCATATGGTCCGGAGAATGCTGCTCGCACGAACGCGGTATGCATAGCTGTTTCGGGAGGGTTGTACGACCCGCAGTAGGTACAACGCCGGGGCGGTATTTCTGTGATAGGCGGCCCTTTGCTTCCCGGTCCTGATACGTGGTACCGCAAGCGGTCTAGCGGACTGGTCACGATTCACTCTCCATTGCGTATCGTTCGGCGCGCTCATGCGCTACGCGTTCTGCTATCTCTCGCGTCACGCGGTCGGGCACTGTCGTAAGTGCGTATACCTCTGTGTCTGACATGCGCCTTACCTGCCGGGCGATTAGGTGAAGCACCGCGCCGTTATCGCGTACCATCATCGCGCTCCGTAGGGTTGCCGTAGTAATCGGTCATGCCGCTGGAATCCATAAGCGACTCGATTACCTCTTTGATTAGCTTGGATGCATCGCCGGCTATTTCGGATCGCTGGAATCCGTCATTAGCTAGCCGTGACTGGTTTACCAGACTGTTCGCGCGATGCAGCTTTGCGGCTAGCGCCTTGCGTTCGCTTGCTTCCATTGTCACTCACTGTCCCGGTAGTCGTTGTATTCATAGGTGCGGGCTATTTCTTCCCAGTTAACTTCTGTGTAGTCGATAGGCTCCGTATGCGAGTAGCCGGGGATGTGTTCCGAGTTGTCGCACGCTACTTCCCATATCTCGTCTGCGAGGATTTCAAAGAATTCTCCCTCATCCTTTGCTACTGCGCCGGCGTACCTAGCGCGCGACTCTAGTTCGCTGTAGAGAACTTCATCGTTGGCAAGCGCGGTATGCAGCGCGTCGGTGTTGTCGTTCATTTGACTGCCTCTCGATTGGGTTTAGTTCCTACGGCAACCGATAGGCTACGGGGTGACCTACCGATTACCGGGGGAGTTAAACCACAGTGGACTTACGTCCTAGCGCTGCAAGCCACTTAGGGCCACGCCGGGAACCCGCCTCTCGGCTGTAGACCTGCCCGACTAGGACACGGTGACCAGCGCCGGTAGATCCGGGCGTCATGTACACGTCGAATCGGTCTCGCCCGTCCTCTAGCGCAAAACATTCGACTTCCACGCCGGCAGACCAGCCGCGTGTGTGGCTTGACGATATCGATGAACGTCCGCCGGCTGAAAAGCTACCGGAACGGCCGTTCGTGCCTGACAGGTAGAAGCGTGCCATCACTCATCATCTCCGTACGGGTCGGTTACTTCTAGGTACTCGTCATCGGTCATGCCGTCCTCAAGAGCGGCATCTAGGCTGTAGGTGTCATCCGTCAGGTAACGGAGGTAGGCCATCGTCATGAATCATGCTCCGGCGGGATGAACGACGGGACGCGGTACGTGGCGACGTCGAAATCTTCTAGCGTGGCGTATCCGGTAAACGCCGGCTCTGTGACCTGCCAGCCGGTACGGTGCCATTCGCCGGCCACGTCGGACACTTCTAGGTCACCGCCGGATAGCGGGATACGGAAGTGAGTCACTACGGGCCATGCGGCTATGACGTTTGTCGTGGCGTACCCGTCTCCGTTGTCCCACCAGTAGGTACCGCTAGGCAGGTTGCCGAGACGGTGAATGTACCGGCTGACGTACATGTGAAAGTGAATGACGCGGTTTGTCGTGATGTCTATCATGCGCTTCTCTTTTCTATTTCAGCGCGTATCTGGTCTGCCACTAGGCTACGGTGTTCGCCAAGCGTGCCTAGCGGCGCGACTATGGACATGTCGGCGTAATCGAACGCTCCCCATACCCATACCGACGTGTTGTCTGTCAGGTACCGCGTGTAAGGCGATTCCCTGTAGTCGTCACTGTCTAGTCGCATGTCAGTTCCCTTTCACTAAAGCCATGTAACCGGGCGCGCGGTACGTACCCAGTAGAAACCGGAATCGTAGGCGGCGCGCGCGTGCGTGCCGTCTAGAATCCATTTGCCGTCAGCTATCACGACTAGCCGCATAGCTGACTGTCGGAATGACACATCGTCGGCTAGCGCGTCCCGTTCGCTTAGGTAGCGTTCGTATTCGCTGGGAGTCATGCGATAGGTGAACGTCACTTGAGTTTCCTACCCTCCAAGAGCCGGGCCGGCGCGGACAGTCCGACCGATCGGCCGGTAGGGTCCTGTTGTGCGATGTTATCGATCATGCGCCGGACGTTGTCTAGTCCGTACTTGTCGATTACCGCGCACGTGATGAACGCGATGTCTGTTGGGTCTATCTCGATGTCCACTTGCGGAGTGTCCGTGATGCCGCGTGTGATCCATGACCCTAGAACTAGGCCGTAGCGCGAGTCTTTATCGTAGGACCCGATACCGCCCACTGTGATGTCTGCCATGGCTAGAACCTTCCGTGTGAGTTGAGCAGACCCATAACCAGGATTACGTGCTGTGACTTTAGTATCCACGCGCCTGGACCGTCGCCGAATGACACGAACAGTTCACTAGGCGCATTCCAGACAGGAGAGACTGCGGATACTTGTGCTTGCCACGTGTTGTCTATGTATTCGATTTCGTCGGTTATTTCGTCACGGCACATCTCGGATTCCGTGACCTGAATCATCATCCCCTCCTGTAGTTCGGGAGCGGGAACTGTGACGTGGGCTAGGCGAACGTCGGGAAGGGACACGTTGAATATGCCGTGCATGGTGACTGCCTCTCGATTGACTAGGAATAGTACGAACGAACGTAGTCGCCATGAGCGTTCGCGTTGCCGACCAGCCATCGGACTACCGACGTCGCGCGGAATGTCGCGCTAGGGTCGCTCTTGCAGACGTAGTAAGCCGTGCGCTGTTGAGTGCGGTACATGCGACCGTTGAAATAGGCTACGGTTGTGGTTTTGGATTCAATGATGTGATGATTGTCGCTATGCGACTGAGCTAGCTGCATGGTGACTGCCTCTCGATTGACTGCTAACTACCGTGGCGACCGATAGCCGTAGTGGCCTACCGATCACCATGATGGTTACAGTGCGGAGCCGGCGCGGGGCAGGAGCAACCGTGATTCGACGTGCGCTAGGCGCAGTCGCGCCTTACGGCTTGTGTGACTGCCCTTTAGACCGGGGGCTGACGTGACTTGCTGCCGTACGTACGTGTACACGTAAACAGCGGGGTGGGAATCCGGACGGAACACGTGGATTCGACGTCCAAGGTAATAGGCCGGCTGATACATCATGACTCCAAAGTGTTAACGGTGTAGTTGAACGTGGATCGGTGCAGAAACCCGTAGGTTTCTGAGTAGGACGTACTGGACAGTGTGAGCTTTACTCCCATCTCACGTTCGTACCACCGCTTTACCGCGCCTATCTGCGCCGCGCGTGAGCGGCGATTGGTGTTGTCGTCGCACTCGATAGCGACGATGTGATCGTTGAACCTAAGAATGTGCGCGCTCATGAGTTGACCTTCCCGTGGCGGGAACACGGTTGGACGGATACGACGTGGTAACGGCTGGCGAATCGCCAGTCAGCCATAGCCGCTTGCCATGACTCGGATGTGTAGACCGATACGGCAACGGGTGAGGGTAGCGGCTTACGCTGTGTTTCGACGCGTACGTAGTTCACGGCGAGACCTCCATCGTAGGCATGTGCGACCATGCCAGTGCCGTAACGGGAACGTCGTTGTCGGTCGGACGTGGCAGCCGGCTTAGCTCGTAGAATCGCCTAACGCACCATGTGCAGAGTGCGGAGGTGTTGAGCTGTGAGAAGTGCCCGCAATTGTGGCAGTAGCTTTGCATGGCTAGCTCCAAGTCCATCCGTTGTCTCGCCGCGCGTCGCCAACACCTTGCACGTAAGCGACGATTGACTCTGTGACATCCGTCACGAACGATTCCACCGCGCGTCGTTCACTGCGCATGACGTCGGCGTAGGTGTCGTAACTGGCGTTGATGATGTGTTTGAACGTGTTTAGGTCTTCCATTGTGTTTTCCCTCTCACTAATAGGTGTACATCTATAGCGACGGACAGAACGGGTCTGCCCATCACTATCAACATGCGCCTAGTGCGTTGAGTGCCGGAGAATGCCGGCACTGTCCCGGTAGTCGAATCCGCATGACCAGCCGGCGAGAGTCGCGTCGTTAAGGTCGCGCGGGGTGACCAGTGGGCCGGCAGCGTGTGCCTGTAGGAATTGCTGCTGGTCACTTGTGAGCGTACGGAGTGTGTCTAGCGTGAGGAATTGAGCCATGATGTCACCAACCTAGCTGTGTGGATTCGTACGATGCCTGAGAGAACTTGTGGCCGCGATGCCTCTCGATACCGCTGCCGTCGGAATTAGCCGGACGGTAGGCAACGTGAGGCTTTGCGTGAATGGATGTGCGGGAAGGTGCGATGTCCGCGTGTCCGTTGTTGGGTGCGAACCTTCCGCCAGTGCCCGTAAAGCCGCTAGAAATGGCTGTAGGCGGCTTGGAAGCGTGAGTGTGGCGTGCCATGGCTGGTTACCTCACCGTCGCGTGTGAGCGGCTGTAGCGTGCCTCTAGAACGGAGACATCTTCTGACAGTGACATGTATTCGGTCACCGTGATCTCGCCGGCGCGGTAACGGGTGTCCAGAGTCGCTTGCATGTCGCGTAGGGTGCTGAGAGTGAGCACGGTTACCGTCCCTTGATTGCCGAGAACACGATTAGGATGAGGATTGCGAGAGCGATTAGGAATGTGATCATGAGATGCCTTTCATATAACGCCGTAGCCGTGCATTGGCTATCTCTCGGATTACCGCTAGATACGTAAGAGTGTCCGCGCGCTGTTTCTCTGGTCACTAGAACGGCATTGACGCCAAACTCCGGTTTCAGGAGTATCATTCCTGCCTTATGCACGGCTAACGGCTATTGCGACGTTCGATAGCCGCGAATGAAACCGCGTATATCGAACGCCCTAATAGCCGTCCAATTCCGACCGTCCGGAGACGAAATTAAGCGCAATGCAGTTACGCCGCTAGGCGAACCATTACGCGGACTTCCGTCTATTGGACGGTCGGAATTGGGAAGCTGAGGTAATGCGCAGGGTGTGCGGCCATTTGTACGCTCACACCCGTTGAGCTGAGGGATAGGTAAAGCATTTCGAACCATCTGCTAATGGTCCCGCTACTTCCGTGCCAGGGCACCCTGTAAACCTGAACAGTCAATCCGTCGCCGTAGGACAGTTGAAAGCGATTGAACAGTCAGACACACGTTTTCGCTGTGTGCTCTGGTTTGTTCTAAACCAGCAAAATATCGGCCTTTGTTTGGAGATGGTAACCGAACAGTGGAAGTGTCCGGTTTTTCCGATTTTGTACCATCTCACCATTCCGCGCGATTAAGGGAACGTCCCATCCGTCTCTGTCGCTTCACGCCCGGTCTAACACTGGCCTGCTTGCTCTAGTTGCCGTTATATAGTTCCTGTTGCAAGCACGCACGGATTAGCCGCTGGTGAGCCGATTTCGTCGCGCGTATCAAGTTCTCAAGTTGCGTGCGGACACGGGGAGCGTTTGCGCGAATCCCGCCCTACGGCAGGTCCCGCGCGCCGGCCCCCCGGCCGCTGTTCAAATTTCCATCTAGCTCCAACCTAGCGCGTTACCCGCTACAGGTTAACGGGATAAAATCGGTACATCGCTACACAGAACCAGGCAAACTAGCTATGACAAACCGGGCATTGTCGGTATATGTGCGCAGGTTCTAGGCAGATTCAAAAAACTTTTGCGAGTTTGGTTCGTAGGACAAACCGGGGCATCTTCCGTGCGCGCGTACGCACGTTCCTACCGATGAACGAATCGATATCGTAGCGATGCCGTAACGCTGTGACCTGCAAGAACCGTTCTAAGGCACCAAAGAGCCAATCTGAGAGCCTAAACGTGCTTCTAGGCATGGTCGTATACCCGGCATCGATTCGGAGATATTCGCCTATATGTCCGCTTTGATATCGGGGCAGGTGAGCTAGCTAGATTCGAATGAACACAGCAATAAATTCGAAAACAGCAACGGCGATATCGGACATTACCGATATCGCCGTTTACTGATTCGAACATAGCAATGCCCAGACTCAGGTATCGAGTCTGGGCATTGTGTGCGTCTGCTATGTGTCTATGTGTGCCTATCGCTATCCATCACATGCTGTATGTGTGAGTTGTGCAGATAGCTAAGTGTGGTACGCATGTCACGTACATCCGTTTCAACACGTTCGAGGCGCGTGTCTATTTCGTCCACTTTGGCCGTTAGGTTAATCATGCGCGTTTCCAGCGCAGTCAACCGTGTGGTGATCGCTGTGTCCAGCATGTCCAGCTTGGACATGATGTCACGATTGGTAGGTTCAGGCATGTATGTCCAGTTCATGTATTGAGTGTATGTCAGTGGCAGCACTGCACACGGTGAGCCGGCCCCCACTATCGACGTTCGCAGTAGGTATAACGTAATTGATCTTGCATTTATTCCATCTGTATAAGTAACCATGTGTGGTTAACGGGCGTACGTGCATACAGTTATATGATTGCATTGATGGAGTTGTTAACATTGCTAACTACATGCGAATGTGGATTGCTTATCAATTGCCGCGTGCACAGGGGAGTGCCTATTCCGGAGTGCCTATTCGTGCGACCATTCTAGCCGCCTCGCAATTGTCGCGCGCAACGGTCGGCGTGCCATTTGCAATTGTCGCCGGCAAATGAATTCGGACAATTCCGAAATGGCGGTTAATTCGCAATTTTTTATGAAATTGCGCCGGCGGACGGTTTGGTCTTGCGAAATCT